GGATACACCGTGCGACTGAGCATCGTAAAATGTGACTTTACGATCTGCGACTTCTTCTAGCGGTCGGCGAGCGGGTTTCACCGCCCGAACGAGTTTGGCGTAATCGGACGGGTCAATGGATACCGTGTTGGAATACACGATCCACGTGACATTGGGTTGACATGCGGGCCAGACTGTAGTGCCCGTGTAGATGTAGTAGGACGGAGTGTCGGGAATCACGTCCCGGATGGTCCATGATTTAGGTAGAGTCACTGCTGAACCATGATCCACATACGGAACGAACGCATTGAAAAATTTAGAGGAAGGAGTGTCTCCGGGCGTGCTGCGGAGAATAACGGACATGCATATGATCTTTCCACCCGGATGACTGAACATACACACCAGTTCTCCTTCTCCGAATACGGATTCCAGAGAATGCTGGGAGGTGGAAAATAAGACCATTGCGTCGCACGTGTATCCGTCGCCATTGAACTTGGCAGTAGGTTTGCCGTTCTGGAATCCGCTCAATACAAGACCACCAACCCTGGCTTGGGCATTGGATACATAGGCTGTTCCAACGGACGTATCGTCTACTGACCATTCGCACAGACGGTCGCACGGAAGTGCAAAAGACTGTGATAAATTAATTGGAGACTGGTGGGGGGCACCGCACGCTTTGTATTCATCGGGCCACTTTCGGGAACTATCGAAGATAGTGGTCATCCCTGCTCTATTATTAGACAGGCATACTTATATATTCCGAGATTGACTCGGGGTCATCGCCTGTCCATTCAAGACTCTGCTCAAACTTCGTCTTCTGCCGGGTCTGAATCTGAGTGTCGACGGTGTTGCGGAAATACATGGAGGTGACACGCACGTTGTGACGAGTGTTCACGCGGTAGGCACGATAAATTGCCTGAAGTTCGAGGAAAGGGTTCCAGTCTGGGCTGGTGTTAATGACGTGGTGGACCCACGGAAGCGAGATGCCCACACCCCCCGCCTTGATCTGCAGGAGGAGGACACGGGGTGTGTCGACGAAGGACTGGATAATGTTGATGACGTCGTCGGGAACAAATGTGGTCTCATCGATGAGATTCTTGATCTCGGTCGGTGTGGCTGGATTGCCGTAGCTCTCCATAGCCGTCCGTTTGGCAGGTGTAGTCTTGCCGTTCAGGACCTCGGTGTGGATCTTGGCCTTTGCCAGAGCCTGCTGGAGCAGCTCCAGCTCGGTCTTGAAGTGCGTCACGATCATCGTTGACTCGCCCTTCTTGAAATCAGCCTTCACCATGTCCACGATGTGGCGGAATTTTGTGACTTTGGACGGGTCCCACTTGCCCACATCCTCAGGGTCCCCGAGAACAGCAGGCATCTGGGCACGCCAGACCTTCTCGGCATCCAGAACAATCTGCGGGTGGATGGCTGCCTGGCGCTCACGCAGGATCATCGTGAGCTTCATCATGCCCCGGACATGGCGGGGAAGCCGGCGAGCGTTGGCAGCGATCCAGGCGTTGGTGTCCTCGATGCGTCCAGCGACGTAATCGTAAAGCCGCATCTCCTCGGGAGACTCAAAGTCGTAGACGTGCTTGTCACTCTGGAGCTCGGGACCACCCACCACCACCTCGGACCGGAGCTTGCGGTAGCGGTACTTCTTGAACTCCTCGGCAGGCAGACCAGGCTGGAGGAACTCGGTATAGGCACGGATATCGGACTTGGAGTTATTGAAGGGCGTGGCGGTCAAGCCCCAGCGAGACCTGGCAGGGATCTCACGCAAAGCCCAGAAGATGGTTCCGAGGTTGCGGATGATGTGGACCTCATCCACCACCACCCGATCAAAGGCCTGCTCACGAAACCAACCGATGTTCTCCTTCAAAACGGAATGGTGCGTGGCCACAACGGCGGTCGGGCGGCCCGGGGTGAGATGAGTCTTGTTCTTGGTATACTCGATGCAGTCGAAGGCGAAGTTGGACTGGCGACGGAGCTCGGCGAGCCAGCCGCCGACAGTAGACTTGGTGGTGAGGACGAGGGTGCGGGGCAACAGGTTGTCTCGGATGAGCGTTGAAGTAATGCGGGTCTTGCCAAGACCCATGTCCAGGCAGAGGAACCCTCCAGAGATGATATGATCAGATTCGCGGGTTTTCATCCAATTGAGTGCGTCAGTTTGGTAGGGATACATTTTGTTGGACAGTCCTGGATTTCTAGCACTCAAACAGATCCGTTTTCTTCTCGTTTTGTAACAATGGTAGACTCGGAGGTAAATTTGGCGATCGCCTCACTAACCTTCAGTGTCCTGTCTTTTCTCGTCATGGTCATAGGACTCGTCCTTGTATTCTACCCCGGTCTACGTGAATCGTTGACAGGTGCTACGAGCGGGATGGCATCGACCGGGAGTGGGATCCTAGACAATCTCAAAATTGCCGGTGTGCTCGGTGGAGCCCTGTCCCCCGATATCGTCCTGCTCATTGGGTTCATTTCTGATCTCATGAATCTCAAGTTCCGGTTCTCTGTCACAAGCATCATCGGAATCATTGCTGTGATTCTGCACTGGGTGATTGGCGGTTCTATTTTTGGATTTTCCAAGGGAGTAACGTCAGCGGTGGCGTCCACTGCATCGGCGATTACAGCGGCAGTTGCACCTAAGGCTCCGACTGCACCTTCTTCGTCTTCTTCTTCTCAGATATTCGGAGTAGGCGATGGAAACCCGACTGCTCCGACGGTGAGTCCTCCGGCTGCTACAGCGGCAGCGGCAGTTGCTGCTCCGGCAAGTCCCGCAGGAGTCCTGGGAGCTATTGCCAAGCCGCAGAGACAGGCAGCAACCAAGAAGCTGACGATGCCAACTGGAAACAAACCTCCTCGTCGTCCGGGAAGCGTATCCACTGCCCCCGATATGGGAGAGTCAGCGGCGGCGTCGGCGCCAGCTGGACCCACCAGCAGGAGTGTAAGTTTTGCAGCTCGCCCGCAGCGCAAGACGGCGGCAGCTGCCACCGAAGCGAACCAGAAACTCGCCGCCAACAAAATGACGGGAGGCGCTGCTCTACCAGACTACATTACCCAGAAATTCAATCCCTGCGCAATTCGTGGACTTGGGTATTTCGATATCTCAGGGTCGCCTATGGGTATGGCTGCCCTCTCTGCTGTGTTCATGGTGTATCTCCTCGATATGACCGTGGGCAGCAAACGGTCTTCAGCACAGGCTGGAGGGTTCGCAGGGTTCTCGGCTGCGATCTTCCTACTCAACGTCTATTCCTACCGTGAACTCAAATGCGTTGATACCACATCTGTCACTGCCTCACTCAAGGCTGTCATCCTACCACTTGCGGTCGGATTGCTTTCGGGAACGGGTGGATACTACGTTCTCAAGAACAATTATGCCGATTTCCTGCCGCTAGATGGCACGCACTTTGACGACGGAACTGGTGGCAGCGGGACTACTCCTTCCCCTGCCAACCGGAACCAGGCGAGCTGCCAAGCACCCAATGCGGATGGAGAGATGATATGTGAAGCCTACCGTGACGGTAAGCGTGTTAATGCTTAGGCTGGCTCTGGGTGAGACGTTTTACAAGCGCAAAATAGCCCATCATCTGGGTTCCCGAATGACGTCCAACCTCCGTGCCGTTGTAAACAGCCACCATCGTGGGAACGTGGGTAATCTTGTACTGAGCAGCAAAATTGCCAGGGTCGTTCGCCGTATCTACCGTTGCCCACGTAATCTGCTTGTAATCTTCCTGTAGCTCAGCAATCACTGGCTTCACCGCCTTGCACGGACCGCATGTTGCTGACGTGAAGAAGTAGGCCTGCATCTTTGTTTGTATTACTCTTCTAGCTTTTCTATGGTTAAATGGGTTTTCTCCACCAATTTGTATGCGACCGCTCCATGGATCTTCGCCTTTTCTAGGTCATAAGCCTTGGATTGTAGGGTCTTTTTGAGTGCAGAGATCAGGGCGGCTGACAAGAACTTCTGATCCAACGAAGCCGTGTTGGCTAGAATAGCCTTCACGAGTTCAGTTTCTGTCACGGGTCCACCCATGATTTTCAGCGGGATTCCCGAAAGAACGTCGTCAACGCTTGTCCCGATGCGCACGATCTTTTCGGTAAGATCCGACATCCGGACATCCTTAGACTCAGCCGCCGCCTTGTTGGCTAGCTGATCGGCGTAGTCGTTCCACTTACTGTCCGTGTCGTCTCCCCCTGTATGTGCCTTCACATGGACGAACTGGTGCCCACCCAGTCCCTCCAGTTCCTCCAGGATCTGTTCCAGAAGAACTCGGTGAACCACCGGCTTTCCCGCTGCTGTCTTCCAGTCCTTCTTCCGCCAGCCCGAAACCCATTTGGTCAGGCAATTGATAGAGTATTCGGAATCGGTGCAGATGCGGACAACCACGCCCGATACGCTGCGCTGTGATTTGAGCCCTCGGATTCCCTCCAAGATAGCGGTAAGTTCTGCTGTCTGATTCGTCTGAGAATCGTCAGGGGCAAGAGGACGACCAAACGAGAACTCAGGCGTATCCGGATAAACCGCTGCGTACGCCCCTCGTGAGTTCTTACGACCGTTGTTAATTGAAGAACCATCTGTGTATATGCTGAGCATCGGTGTATGGTTTATATAGGAATGCGAGATCCTGCGTCCGTTTTGATCCGCTTCCAGCTCTCAATCACCTCCCGAGTATTCCCCACGTGTTCGGGCGAGGCAACGAACGGAACAGTCTTCAGTTCTCGGGAAATACATCGGCTCTGAATAGCCATCTGGACATTGTTGACGTATTCTACATGAAACCATACCCTGGAACGGTAACTCTTGGTCTCCAGCCACCGACGAAGAGATTGCTGGCAAGCCAGGCTCAAAAAGTGGGCATGCCAGACCATCAGGAGTTTTACCCGCTTCGACGACTTGGATGTGACCCAGACTTCAAACAACTTTCCAAACTCGTCGACGGAACATACGGTAGCCGCATCAATCTCAAACGTTTCCAACTCGGAGGAGTGGGCAGCCTTATACTCGTTCCATACCCGAATCATTTCACGATCGTCCATTGGCTCGTGGAATAACATGTGAGGTGGTGGAAAGATGATACCGCTCATTCTTATTATATTACTCTCCCTTCAGCTCTGAAACTATCTTTCGCACGGGGATCTCATGCGAGACGATATACAGACTGTTCTCGGTCAGCACGATGAAGCATCCATCAAGGCGAAAAATGCTCTGAACCGTAGATGTATATTCGCTCTCGTTCTTCACGAGATACTTGGCGTTGTCCTTGACGCCGATACAGCACTTCTTGTCACGGCTATCCGTCCAGTAATCCAGGAGAATCGGGCGGTCTTCGTCTACAGAAATCTGGGCGGCACGGAGGAGAACGGTAGCCGGGGGGAGGTTATTGGGCGCCGGCGTGGTCATTTGTAATGTATACTGTTTTGCGTCTAAACCTTGTGAACGCAGTCATCCAGCTTGAACCTCGAGCGCATACCGAGGCAGGGAGTGTCGGTCTTGGGGATGGCGAGGATCTGCTTCGCCTTGTCCGAGATGAAGCTGCCCTTACCAAACAGCTTCGCCATTTCCGAGAGAAGCGTGACGACCTGGTCCACCGACTCGGACACCATCTCGTTCTTCGGCTTTCGGATATTCTCCTCGAAATCAGAGAGAACCGTATCCACAGCCTCATGCAGCAGGTTCTCGGAAATCAGTCCACGGGTGTGGAGTTCACTCGCAAACACCCCGAAGCCACGGCGGAGCTCCTTCTGCTTGTGCCACGTGCACAGCTCGTCCTCGAACTGGTGCTTGGGCATCGACGTGAGGTCTGGGAAACTGATCGTCTTGGACTGGTCGAACATCTTATTGAACGTGTCGAGCGAGCAGTAGATCTGGAGATCGTCGTGGACGGCGGGCAGAGCTTCACACAGCTGGGCGAACATGTCCGCCAGAAGCTTGGCGTAGAAGGGCATCGACACGCCACGGTCGAAGATGAAATTCACGACACGCATGCGGAACGTCTGGTCACGCTTACCGATCGTCTCTGCGATCGTCTTGGTCTTCTCGTCCAGCGTCGACTTCACCACCTTGTTGATAATCCCGATAATCACCTCGTAATCGGGATCGTCCTTGAGACGGATCGTCGCCTTGAGATCGTTGATGATATCACGGCGCCACGAATCGTCGGCGGGGCTGCGCCGCTGCAGAGCGAACTTCTTGGGCTTCTTGATGTAGATCGGTGCGACCGGCGCCAGCTGCATTGCGCCGATCATGTCCAGAACAGATGGGGGGATAGGGAGATGAACGGCAGATCGGAAAGAGTAGAGGAGAGTAGAGTTCATTTTAGTAGCTACTCTATTCCAATAGGAGAGAATACGAATCCGTTTTGCTCGCAGGTCGGCAAAACGGATTTAAAGTTACCCTACGAAATAAGGTAGTGCCCAAATGACTTCTATTACCGAATCCACACCTTTCACGCACACATGGGTACTCTGGTACTTTGATCCCCGAAACAAGGACTGGAGCTTATCAAACTACAAGAAGATTGCGGACATCTCGACAGCACAACAACTCTGGACCATCGTATCCACAATTCCTCGGGAGGCTTGGGAATGCGGATACTTCTTCTTCATGAAACGTGGGTTCCGTCCGATCTGGGAAGTTCCCGAAAATGAGCACGGCGGGTCTTGGAGCAAGAAGATCCCCACGTGTGATATGTACGATATAGCGGTAGACCTTATCGTGCATTCCATTGCCTCCGAGGATAACATTATGCTTGCCAAGCCCGATGCCTATGTCGGCTTCTCAACATCGCCAAAGGGCGACTTCAATATCGTGAAGCTGTGGACCAATACGGTAATGCCCGGCAGCGCAAAGACCTACCTCAGCAACGGCATGAAGATGGCAATTACCGACGACGTCGTCTTCACCGCTCACAAGTCCCGTCGGTAAGTAAGTAAGTAAGTAAGTAAACAGTCAACAACAAACCAGTCAATTTTTTATCATGAGGACTGCTGTGAAAAACACGTAGACTGCTACCACAAACACTGCAACGATACCCATACAGTATCCGCACCACTGCAGGGAGTCCTCTACCTCCTCATCCTCGAGTATGTTGAAAAAGCGCCCGGCGGTCATATATATCTACAGGCGGCGGGGCTCTAAATTTAGATAGAAGTTGAATCGCATCCCCACGTTTCTGGATTTTGTAGTCGTTGTCGTTCACACGTTCCCACAATGTACACTTGCCAAACATCGTTTCAAACGGATAATCTGCCGGGCTTTGGATTCCCATCCCCTTCAGAGTATTCAGAATCCCGTACAGTTTCCCCCCGTCGTCCGTCATCACACAAAACCACGCATCATTCAAAAGCACTTCTGGATCATACTGCAGTGTGCGCTCCTTCCCGACGTGTCCGTAGAGAGAGGTGGACGCCTGATCCTGTCCCAGCAGCCCAAAATCGGTCGTCATGCTTTCCAGTCCCACTACGTTTCCAACAGCATCGTAATTGTAATTTGATACTTCGGGAGCTTCTTCGGCAGACTTTCGAGCCCACATACTCTGACCACCTTCATACGACCGCTCCTGATACGGCGGAGGAACATGGGGCTTGTTCGGGTCCATTATTATTCTCTTCAACCACTATTCTTGTAAGTCTTTTTAACTTAGCAAGTTACTTGGGGACGATAGAGGAAACTCCAGACGGTTTCATCTTTGCGTCCGTAGACTGAATCGCCGCTCCGATCAAGAGAGGCATAGCAAGGTTCTTCATGAGAGAAGCAGCCCCTGCAGTCGCATAGGATAGAGAATACCCGATCGCAATCATATTGGCGTCCTTGGCTTCCTTCACCATACCCTTCGAGAATTCCGATACCGCCGCAATCATCGCCATGCGAGTATCATACGGCAAGTCCACATTCAGCGTCACGCCTTTCGCCAGATGTTTGGAGAGATCCTTGTTGTCCATGAACCCCTTGATCAGTTCGGGGGTGGGCATACCGTATATGAACTCTACAGCTCCGCCCAGCATTCCGCCCTGCCCTTCCTTCACTGCCTTATCGATCCCCGCCATCAGTTGCGAATACATCTCTTTCTGTTTCGTAGATAGTTCGGCGAGTTTAGAGGCGTCGTAATCGTAGTGCTTGTCCAGGATACTCTTGGTCTGGGCGATCAGGACCGCCCAGTTCGGGAAATCGCCCTTCATGTTTGTGAACTGTTCTCTCCGCCGGTTCTGACCGTAGAGAACAGCTATCAGGATTAATACTGATACTCCAATGAAGATGTATCCGATATTCATGTAACCTAGTTATTATGTCCGCATATTTTATGCGGAAGTTCCTGAGCACGGCATCAGGCACAGCTTGATTTCGCCAAGGTTGGCAATGACGTACTTGATCATCATGAACCAGTCGTTCTTCATGTAGAGCTCCAAGTTGTTCGAGAGGTTCGTGCACTTGGTAAAGAGCACGAGGTGGGGCAGGGAAAAGCTGCCAGAGATAATGGCGTTCGTCTCCTCCTTCTTCACCTGGAACTCTGAATCGGAATCGCCCAGCACTGTCTCACGATTGGCAAACTGACCCTTGCACGCCAGAACCAGGGTAGATCCCACGCTCTTGATATCCACCGTCTTTGCCATCAGGAGCGTCATATCACGGCACTTCTTCTGGAAATCGATGGACGGCATCGTGATACGGGCTGAGAATTCCGTGGAAGGCATCTCGATATTCGGCTCGTCACGATCGAGGAGAGAAAGGGAGTAACGAGTGACCTCCTTCTTGTCCCCGTTCTCCAGCAGGATACGCAGGTGGTTGTGATCCCCCTTCTCAATGTAGAATGTGAGCGTATCATCGTTCGTCGCAGTCTTCACAATGCGATACAGGTGATCGGTGTTCAAACCAATGACCGTGGGCGTCGTGCACGAATACTTCTCGAACTTGGACGCCTCCAGTCGCATGTGGACAAGGACAGTGCGAGTATTGTCCATCGCCGCCATCTTGATCCCGTCCTTGTCGAAGGTGAAGTTCATCTCGACCAGGATACACTTGAGAGCCTCCACCAGCGTGCGGATAGCCCCTGTCTGAACAGTCTTCGCCTCCACCAAGTAGTTGCTGCTCATTTTTATAAGTTCGGGGCGACTTGCTTAAATCCAATTGAACACAGCCCCCAGAATGTATCCACACAAGAATTCAATGATGTCGACAAAGACGTTGACATCTGTGATATCGAGAAACTGGTAGAAAACGAAGACGGGAACCAGCAGTCGGAGCTTGTATCCCAAGACCCCGAATGCGATATGCCAGAAAGAGTTCCAATTGTCGGTAAACAATCTGCGGGGAGAACAGAGAAATGGCGTGGATGTATCTTTGGCCCCTAGTGTTGATCGGGGCTTTCGTGATCCTAGTTTTGGTGGGGGTCTTGATGGGAGTGAACTTAGTTCTGGGTCTACTGGTCGCATCCTTATACGGTCTATTTCCGAAAGAGGTTCTGTTTGAGTCTGTGTCGTCAAGATTACGAAACAAACAGGTGGAGGAGAATATTCAGGCAACGTTTCGGATGGAGTGCCCAGAAGCACCTCCTCCGACATGCCTCTTTATTTGGCAACCACACGGTTTAATCTCCGTTTCGTCCGTAATGTTCAATGGCGCTCTATGTAAACACCCAAACTACCGAGCGAACCATGCAGTTACCTTACCGTTCTATCATTACTTCCCTGTCATCGGCGACGTGGTTCGGTATCTAGGGAGTATCCCGTCTGATTCCAATAGCATTACCAAAACTCTACAGAAAGGCGAATCTGTCTCCGTGATGCTAGGAGGTGTCCGGGAAATGCTCACGGCTGAAGGAAAACATATGAAACTGTACATTCGCAACCGCACCGGAATATTCCGCATTGCCCTGGAAACTTCCACGCCCCTCGTCCCAGTCTTGACGTACGGAGAAAATGAAGTGTTCCCACGGTCGAATGAATGGTGGGCTACCGAACTCAACAAACTCCTACATTCCTATACGGGTATGGCTATAGGCATCCCCACCTGGAAAACTCTACAGAACTGGTTTGAACTGTCGTATCGACCTCTCAAACCAATCGTCACACACGTAGGATCGCCCATCTCTGCGACTGGCGACATTCCTGCTCTCCGCAATAATTACATTAAAGCTGTAGAGGAACTCTTCAAAAAGACTGCGCCTCCGGGGTACACTCTGGAGATCGTTTAAGCAACAACCTCCTCCTCACCCCCACCCCGCTTGCTCTTCTTGACCTTGACGGGCTTGCCGTTCTTGATGGTCCAGCGCTGTCCCGTCTTCTTCTCCCACTTCTTCAGCGTGCCCTTGCTCTTCGCCGACGCAGACTTGCGAGCCGACACGATCTTGCCATACTTGTTGTACTTCAGTCCCTTCTTCGTCAGTCCGCCCTTGGTGTGGTGCGCCGTGCCGTGCATGACCTGCGCACGGGATCCAACCGCACGACGAGCGCCTCCAGTTACGAGTCCGTCAGTAGAGTCCATTTGTTTATTATACTCCGAAGAATTTACTTCTTCAGCTGGGTGGAGACATCCTTGTCGGACAAAATCACCTCAGACGGCATTTCAAGGTACAGCACGCTGCTGAAAAACGGCGACACACGGTGATTGAACACAATTCCACGGATCTTGTCGTTGCTGGATAGAGTAGAGAGTAGCCGGTTCGCAAGAACCCCTTTCTGTAAAGTTTTACGCACAGTCTTGACCTGAACTTTACACGAGTCGCCGTTCCACACACACAGTCCAGTGCACGCATCCTTGGGTGAACCAGTGCACGAGTGCCGCATCTTGCTATAGAATTCCGGCGGATCCTCAGCGGCTGCAAATGTCAGTGCATCGTCCATCCATGTATGGAGGAGCGGGCGAAGAGTTTCTATATCGGGAGACGAATGGGATAGAGCCGTACGAAGGTCAGGGTAATCATCCGTCGCAATATCCTTGGACAGTTGATACAGTAGGAATTCAAAGATCTCGGCTTCGTAGGTGATAGACCTAGCCAATTTCGTATCCTCTTCAGAAGGTTCGGCATTCACGATCTTGTCCTCGGTTTCGTCGTGGACTGTCTCAGTAATTTCTGTGGGGTCTTGGGAAATTGTGTCTCCAGACTGGACAGGGATACGCAGTCCAGCAGCGGTAATGAGTTCCACGACATTGTTCTGAATATCCGTGGAGTCGTGGGCGTAGGCGTATCCTGGGTGCACGTCCTTGGCATGGGAGAGAACATCCATCATTGCGGGTTTCTGGGGATACTGATCCTGGGGGATATCGGCGTATCCCGGAATGTGTTCCGTCAAGAATGTGGGGATCTGGGACGTAGGGCGGAAAGGTAGAATGAATGTCTCAGGAAGAAAGAGAGCCTGGGCACGGCGGTAAGGATCAAGGACAATCTTGAGTTCAAGGAATCGGGATTTGAATGTCTTGTTTGCGAATGCGATTGCCTTATCGATCGTGGGAATGCTGCGCACACACGCTGTAGCCCGCAGACCTTCCAGTGTTCCCAGGAAATCGGTCGGGAACGGTTTCTTGTATATGTTTCCGTTGTATACCGGTGTCGTAGAGGTTCGGGATACGTGAACAAAGTAGTCTACGCTCCGAGGATCGTCGACATTGACGAGGACCACGACAGCCCGTTTCACGTCCCTGACCGCTCCGATATTCATGAAACATCCGGTGGAAATCGACTCGCCGACGTAGAGGACGTAGAGCATACAATTGAGGGAGAGTGCCGAATACTCCAGCTCTTCAAGAGGCGTGAGTTCCTTTTCACGGAACGCCTTGTCGATAGAGGCAATCCTAGCCTTGATCTTGTCGTGGTCGTCGGAATCGGACATCTTCCACGATCGAAAGAACGAACACCTCTGAACAATATCGGGATTCTCCGAAGGTTCACGAACAGTTCCTGTTCCTCCGATGACTTTGGGAAGAGTGTCGGATGCCCGACCCACCCCTGCACGGAAGAACCCAGAGTTTCCGGAATGGATACGATTGCCCGCATCCACCGTCGTCGAATAATCAAGTTTCAGTTTGGCAATTTTCCCGACGTCTTGAGGGACGTAGGCTAGACGCAGCTCGTCGAGTCGAGTCTTGGTATCGCCGAGAACGTAGAACAGTTCAGCGACGTTGGGACGGACAGACGCTACCGTCGACTTGTATTCCTGCGACCCCGTGAAACAGCACGGGATCTGCTTGCTTCCTGACCCTGCCTTGTATTTGACAAACCCTGGGAACACAGAGGTGGAATCACGCTGAATCACCGGGAACTCGGTAACATCCTGGGTCTTTTCAATAGCTTTATCATTTGACCTTACCTTGCCGGAACACACGGGGCACGTGCCGTCCACCAGCTGTTCCTTCTTGAGGGGAATGCGGTCTACAGTGCACCAGTATTCTGGGCAAATAATGAGCCCGTCAGGTTCTTTCACTTCCGTGTATTTGGATCGTCCGTCGGCTCGTGGATCGTATTGAGCCAGGTCACCGTCACCATCAAACCTCGCAAGTTCGTCGGATCGCAATACAGCAGGCTGGCGGTTTTTCTCGCATTTCTTGGAGGCAGGAGAGTCGGCAGAGTAGAGTCCGGGATTGAAGTCACGCAGCTGGGTGAGGAAGTAGGTGGATAAGGATGTAGCACCACGAGATCGGACAACCTTTGCCTTCTTCGCTTCCGGTGCTGCTTCCGATTTCTTTTCAGAGATGGAGAGACCCGCAAGTTCACCTAGAAGACCGTCCAGGAAATCGGTATCATCGCTCTGTGAACTCTCGACCAGTGGAACCGTTGCGATCTCGGCTTCTACCGTCTCCATCCGCTTTGGGCATACAGCATCCAGCTCAGAATTATCGGGGCGAATCAGGATATCACGCAGGATGGAGATATACCCCACTACCCGTTTCATATCGGGGGCATGAGTTACTGCCGCCTCTTTCGCCGTGAATTTGAAGGAGGGAAGGAGAGAATACCGCCGCTCGCCGATATCGGGGTTGTCCGAGACAATTTGCTTGACACCCTGGAGAAGAGCAGTGCATTCGTCCACAGACAGATCGGGGAACTGGTCGTGAACATCGTCGGGGCTGGTGAACTCGTTCTCTTTCAGCATTCCGAGAATGCGGAGCTGGTTGTCCGTTAACCCTGTATCGCTCTGGTCGCTGCGCAGGAGCTTGAACACCAACTTGCTCTGATCCGTAGTTTCGTAGATATCACGAAGACAATCGAATCGGCGGAAATCAGCTTCCTTGAGATCGGTAGAATAGTGGATGATCGCCGACATATCTTGAACGACCCACCGATCGTCTTCGTAATCTGCGGGGTCCAGGAAAGCAGCGAGTCCGTCAATGGATACCAGGAACTCCTTCACCTCTTTCTGTAATTCGGCATGGTTGAGTTTGGAGTCGGGGGTGCGGGAACACGAAATGGTGATTTCAGTGGAGTTCACAGTAATGCGGTCAAAGGATGCACGGGAGCCTCCACGGTAGAAGACGAGAGCGGGTTTGTTCTTGGACGGTTTGGTAGAATTCCACCAGTACGACCAGGTCCGCAGATCTAGATGCGGAGTCTTCTCCTTGTTCTCCGTGAAAAATTTGTGGCGAGACTGTTCGGACCGGCTGGAAAAGAAGGAGACGACGGGGATAGCGGAGGAAAGGGTCGTGCCGTAAAAGATCTGTTCAAAGCGGTTGCGAACGGCATTTCCGAAATCTGTATCCACCAACGGCAGTTTCCACCGGACTTGGCTGATCGTCACGTGGCTGGGTCGTGGGACACTCAGATCTGTGAGGGCGGAAATGAGAGTCGTTTGACGTTCGATGCTCCGAACGACGTCCTCGGGGACAACCGAGGGAGACCCTGCACGCATGCGGGGATACAAGAGGACTTCGAGTTTCGGGACAAGAGTGGAGTAGGGTATGACCATGAACTGTTTGGCGGGGTAGGGGTGAAGACTCTTGAACATGGATTTCGTTTCGATTGTGACCTGGGAAGCGGGAGGAAGGTGTTCAGGGACGTCTGTGTTATTCAAGGGGAAAATCCAAGACCGCTCTTCGGGAACACCGAGAAGCCGAAGTTCATGGAAGGACGTTTCGCCAGCGGAATCAAGTGCCATCCATCCCGACTTGTCATAGGAAGCCGCCAGTTCCAGTTTGGGTTCACGGGATGCCTGGTAATACTCCAGACTTTTCTGGACAACTCGTCCTTCGGGAGACATGCGGAGAAACAGGTTCTCCCACTTGCGTGAATCTTTGGAATAGTAGTTTCCCTCGAATTCGCCGTTCACGTAGATACGTAAGCGGTCTGGGTGGATACCCACAGCTTTCCCGATACGGGACTGGACAGTATCGATGGTGTCGTCAGTGAACATCGTGATGGAGGTGGAGGATCCTGTTTGCATGTTTAGAACAGGGATGGTGACTTCCTCCGACATTATTATATTGCTCAAAAATAATGTCATCGATAGGACTTGGTAGTAACAAGAAGGGATCCCGTGTTGCTGATTCATCGATGATGACTCGCAATATCCGCCAGACGGCAAATTCATTCACAGCGACCAGCGAGCTATCTCAGCTAGGAAATCTAGGCATTCCCAGGTTTCGTATACCCGCTGCTCAGACAATCCAGACAGTCTACAAGAGCATGACACCTGCCGATATCAATTCTTTCAATTCGGCAGATCAGGCATCAAAGAATATTCGTAGTTAATAAGATGACCTCAAAAACTGGAGCACTGTCGTCAAGTGAGTTTCTACGAACATACCGAACCGGTCTGATCGCAGGAGCCAATGCGTCCTATTCTACGATCCCTAAAAAGGTAGGCAAGTCGTATCCCACAAGCAAGGATCTTCTTGAAGCCCAGAACCAGCGAGGAGTCCTTGCGGATTTATCGGAAATGGTGATCACAGATTCGGTGTGCGCAGTAAATATCCCTGGACAGTACGAACCCCTCAAGTTTGTTGCGATAAATTTGATTACATCCATTCCCGCCGGGCAGGGCAGTATTTCCTACCACAATAGCGGGAATCTCTACGTCACAAACAGTACCAATAACGTCTATTCCGTCGGACTCAGTCCAGGGTCTGTAGCAACCCCACTCACAACTATTGGACTCCTATCAAATGCGTATGGGATTCTGCAGTCGCACGTTGACAATACGGTGTACATCGTGAACTCTGGAAACGGAAGCATTCTGAAAAATACAGTTCTTGGTGTGTCATATCTCGTGAATCCCAGTGCAGCTCTCGTGGGTATGCAGAGAATCACCGAGGATTATCTTCGTGGAAATTTTTACGTCACGAAATCGTCGGGGCTCCAAGAAGTTTCATCTACTGGAACCGTTGTTGTATTCGAACGGACCAACTACACGGGGATTGCATACGCCACAAACGACAATTTATATGGAACAACAACAACCGGAATCTACCAAATCAATATAATTACGGACACATCGTCTCAGATATATTCGAATACGAATCTTACTGGCGGAATCATGCAGGCAAATGACGGCTACCTTTATGTCACGAGCACGCAGTACGGTGGTAGCGTGATTCAAGTCAGCCTTACAGGATCCGCTACACCGTTCGCAGTGGGTCTTGCGACCACCCCCCAATCCATCACGCAGGATAGAAACGAATATTTGTACGTCTCTTGTCAGAATGGCAACATCTACCAAATAGTCGTAGCCTAGTATAAATAAATGTCCTCGACTCTTGGCGACAAGAAAGGACGTATAGCAGATTCAAGCGATCTGACTCGTCTTCAAAGGAAGACAGCCGAACTGGCAGCCTATGGAACATACACTGCCGCTGGAAACATCAAGAAAATATCCGCACAGTCGGGAACGGCTGCGGGGATATTGGCGTTGAACACTTCGGCAGTAACAGTAGAGAATGCTGTCTCAGTAGCGAATACACTTAATCCGTTTACACGCTTACCGCTTACTCGTCCGCCCTTCCCATTGACCTTTCGTTACATCTCGACAAACTATTAGAGTGGAGAATCTGTAATCTCCATCCCGCAGTATGCGACAGGAGAATGAGCATAGTTCACGGGGTGATAAACTCCTATCTGCGAAGCATCCTGTAAAAGTCGCCGGAAATTAGCCCAGAACTCTGGGGTGTGCTTTCCTGTAGACAGTTCGGTCGTCATCAAATGAGCCATTTCGTGGAGAACCACGAACATCACAGTATTCAAATCCACGAGGGGGTATCCTGGAGGGTTGGTCTTGTCACGCAAGCATATGACAATCTTCTCCCCCTTGTTTTCGGAATAGGATGTATCGTGAGACGTCATGGAATTTTCCATGATACTGTGGGGATTGTATCGTTCTACCAAGTTCTTAGCAGTGGGATCGCTGACAAACTCCTCCTGTGCATAGAACGCCGCAACCTTGTCCATATTTCCCTTGATCGTTGCCAGCATTTCCACTGCCTCTTTCTTGTTGGGAAGATCTTGGACAAGGTACGCCCTCCCATCTTTCTCGGCTTTCAAGGAAACTAGATTTCCTGGACCACCATTCACATACTGGTACAGGAGGTACCCTAGCATGGCAATGATTATGACCACCACGTGTGGCGTAAACTTCATTATTTAATCAAGTTATTAAAAGGTTCGGGTTCAGTGGGTGGGCTTGGCACCGGCGCCCGACTCGCCGATCTCGAGCTCACGGCGGTACAGGTCCGGCTCGATCGTGGAGTTGAGGAACGGCGAGATGGCCGCACGGGGGTTCGGCGGGTCCGAGCGGATGTCGAGGTTGGCGTTACGGAGAGACTGTCCGACCGTGTTGATGCCGTAGTGGTACGTGGGTGTCAGGAAGTTCTGTCCCTTGAGGTCACCGAGTCCAACGGGGTTCGTGGCGGCCCACGACGCACCGAGTCCGCCCTTGGGGAGCAGCTCCTCGGGCGACAGAACCGTCTGGGAATACGTCTGCTGTCCGCTCGGGTGGCGGCTCTCCTGGGCTAGGGAGGGAGCCTGGTCACCGCCCTCGGAGTGGGGGTTCACGACCGTAGGTGCATTGGGGGTGTTGGACAGAGGTCCCTGGGGCTCCAGGCCGCCGCCCTCCATGCCCTCGCCGAGGAACTTCGAGCCGCTGTAAGCATTCACGACGGCAACGAGGACAACAATTCCGGCGACTACAGCACCGAGGCGAACGAGGCTGTTCTGAGATAGTTTCATCGCTAGTTTATATTGTCCAAGAGACAAAAAGAATGGACAAAAAGAAGGATAAGGCTCCTGGCTTCTTTGATAAGATCTTCCAGGACATCCTTGATTTCAGTAGTCGACCCGAGACGCACTCCTACATTGAATTACATATTATCAAGCCCCTGCTCTCCCGCATTTTCCACCAGCTCTACCCTTACCTTATTGGTATCCTGGTTCTCTGGATTCTCATGTTTGCCTGCCTTGCCGTCATCCTTCTCATGCTGATGCGAAGCAGTATTCTCGACAGTATTGTTCTCTTCAGGAAATAGCATCCGGGTCAGCTGCTCCTTGTTCAGACCCCAGAACCCTCGCAGTTCACGGGTCTTGGCGACCTCACGAAGCTCAATAATTGTCATCTTCTCAATACGGTATCGTGACGGGAGTTCAGGCATCCCTAGCAGCTCGACGAGACGAGCCTTCGGAAGGATATAGTATTGCTTGATCTTGCGGCCCTTGGCCATCTTCTTGAGAGCAGAGAGAGGAAGAGAATTCAGGTCAGACATTCCGTTATTTAATCTGTTTTTACCATAACAGAGCAGGATGGATCTCATATCCGTTTTGGTGGTTTTGGTATGCACTCTTATTGCCATTTTTGCGGCATTGTACGCCTACGGAATGTCGAACCTCCAAGAAATCAAAGATAACTGGGTCAAGTACCGCTGCAACCCTGTCTATATGCCGATGGCAGGAATGGTCGGGTCCGATATATCCTCTAACTTCCTGAATTGTACGCTCCAGTCGGTGAACACGTATGCTGGATTCGTGATGGATCCCATCTACCAGAACTTCAAGATCTTGACGGATATTTTCCAGTTTCTCATGAAATCCATAAATGATATGCGTGGAGCCGTGACAGGCGCATCCGGCGGATTCATGGGAATTATTCAGTCCACCTTCGGAAAACTGCAGAACACGATCCAGAGCACGGTCCAGCTGTTTGGACGTGTGCGCACAATCATGAACCGTATGATGGCAGTCTTTGCTGTCATGATGAACATTGTGTCTACGGGCGTACAGACCGGCGTGTCTGTGAAAAATGGACCGATCGGACAAGCGGCTGAGTTCTTCTGTTTCCATCCGTCTACCCTCATATTCACATCGGACGGCACAATACCGATCAGTGCTGTTCGACCAGGAATGCGCCTGGCTGATGGGCAGATGGTCCGCAGTGTTCTGGAATTTGACAGTCTTGGAACGAAGATGTATACTATTGGAAGTATCCGTGTCTCGGGCAACCACAAGGTGATGTTGGAAGGGAAGTGGATACGGGTTGAGAACCATCCTCTTGCGCAGGAGGCAGATTCGTGCGAGCGGGTCTTCTGTCTGAATACGGAGAATCACACTATACATATCGGGGGATTCCACTTCAAGGATTATGAGGAAACAAGCAATCCAGTCATCTTATCTGAATTCTTCCGCCGAGTGCAGGCGCATTATGGAGGATATATCTCCGTGGAAAAGATTGAGAACCCCGAGAAGTATCGGTATACGGGTATACTCCCCACCGCCCACGTGATCTTGGATGACAGCACTCTTGTTCTGGCGAAGAATATCAAGATTGGAGATGTCCTGAAATACGGAGGAGAAGTGGATGGAATCGCACACCATCAGATTGATGGAGTGTCTGTCTACAAGGATGTCCCTGTTGCCCCTGGTTCATGGATTCTCAACGAGACCGGAGTGACTCCGGTGACGGATATCCACTCTGGAAAGACGCATGACTATATCCAGTTTATTACGAGGGCATGTCATTATGCGGTGGCGTCTCCGACGGGAGAGTTTGTCATTTTGGACGACCACGAAGTCTCCGACGACGACATTCATAGCTGGCGCGATAATGAAATTCAAAAAGAGGTCTAAACGATAAGATAAGATAAGATGGATGTTTTGTCCATTAGCGCCGTAACTATCGGCCCCCTCCTCATTATGGGGGTTATTCTCTATACATACGTCCAAGCAAATCTTGAAAACTTACGTGATAATTGGACGACCTACCGCTGTAATCCTCTGTATATGCCGTTTGCAGGGGGGGTACAGCCTGAAGTATCCACGCTCGAGAACTTTGAGTTTTGCACGAACATGATGGCGAACAATATCTTTGGGATGTTGATGGAGCCTGTTCACTTGATGTTCAGCGTGTTTAATCAGATGCTTGGTATGATGAATAATGATTTAGGACACATTCGTAATTTCGTTACTGGTATCTGGACATTCATTACATCCTTTGCCGCCGAAGTGTTTGCCAAGATCCACAATACGTTTGGAGAGATGGTGGCGTTATTGGCACGTATTCGGGACTTGACGGCACGTATTCTGGGATCGGCAGGGTATGCTGCCACCATCATGATTACAGCCTACCATTTCATACGCTCCCTCGTGGATATGATGATCACGCTCGTCAAAACAATTGTGACGATTCTGTTTGCCCTGTCTATCATCTTGTCATTCGTCTTCCCTCCCCTACTCGTGTTTGCTATATCTCTTGGAAGCATGGTCGGTCTCTCCTTCTGTTTCCACCCCGATACCCTCATTCATGTTCAGGGCAAGGGACTCATAAAGGTGTCGGACGTCAAGGTTGGTGATGTTTTCCGTGAAGGGTGCGAGGTCACCGCCACAATGAAGTGCCTGGCTGGTGGAGTCCCTCTGTACACCTACGAGGGAGTGGTCGTCTCAGGAGAACACCTTGTCCTGGAGAACGGAAAGTGGATCTATGTAGAAGACTCGTCCAAATCTATTCCTTTTGTGGGTCCCAACCCCGAACTCATATACTGCTTCAATACCACAGATCATCGGGTGCCGATCGGACAGACTGTGTTCGCAGACTACGAAGAGATCGAGGAGCCGCCAAACTACGAAGCGCTGGATCACTCGGATAAAGTCACGACTGCACTGGGACATACTCCCCTGATGTTTGCGTTCCCTGGAATGCGGACTTGGGACGGAGTGATCAAAGCGATCGTAAACCTTCCGAATGGAAAGATGCAAGTGTTCATGGGCAACCAAGACGGAATGTTCAGGCTGAACGGAACCCGTATGGTCCGGGACTACCCCGACTCACACGATCCAGCCGAACTTGCCAAGATACAGGAACGTGTTCTGGCTGAGCTCAATAAAAATGTAGTCGGCTAATAACAATAGAACTATGAAGGACAAGACAAGCGTTGTTCTCGCCGTAGGTGCTGCCGCCTTTGCCATCGCCGTTATTTCTCGTTTCCTCCTGACCGGAAACCTGACTCGTGAGACGTTCATGCAGCAGGATATTGGTGCCCCCATTGGCACGGACAATGAGGGAGTGTACAATGGAATTGATATTTCCAACGGAAACTCATGGTCACAGTCGACTGCCCCTACTCCGCTCAAGGGATACGAGGCGACCAATGATAATGAACTCTTTGCGTTCCAGAACTCGCCGTTCAAGCCCGAGTGCTGCCCCACCAGCGTAACTGCCGCCGGTGGATGCCTCTGCATGAGCGAGCAGGATGAGAAGGCGCTGGCTTACCGCGGAGGAAATCGTGTTGCTTAAAGACTCGCATATATCAATAAACAATGTCCTTTGAGATCCAGAATGTTCTCAAAGAATGCTTTGATGATATACGCAAGGAGTTCCCCTCTGTCGTCCCAGTTCTGGATGCGAATTATCCTGAACCCATTGATTACAAGGCAGAGGCAGAGCGGTTCAAGACTGAAGTCCAGCCCCATTTCATGGCAGTTGTGAAGAAGGACGACGCTCTGTTCGCCGCACCCCGCTTCTTCCTGCGTGGAATTGATTTTTCGCTGTTGATGGTCGACGCCTCGGAGAAGCAGAAGGAGGCTGTGTGGACATACGCCCGCATGTTCCTGATGTGCTCTTACCTTGGCTCGGATATTATGGAGACGATCAAGGGACTGTGGTCCAAGTTCACCGGCAAGGACTCTACGGACGAAGTGGATGAAGTCCTGAACAACAGCGAGACCCAGTCGGGCATCACTGATCTTCTAGAGACGCTCAAGGAAACACGCATATTCAAGCTGGGAATGGAGGTTATGGAGAACCTGAACGTCGAAGCCCTGGGTCTAGATGAGATTGACTTCACGAATATCCCTGCACTCATTGAGATGGCTAAGAACCCCGAACACCCGACGACCAAGAAGGCGATTGGGGTTGTCCAGAAACTCATTGAGCAGAAGATGCGATCGGGCAGTCTCAAGAAGGAGGATTTCGTGCGTGAAATCGAGATGCTCAAGGAGAAGTTCAAGCATTCGCTGGGCAAACTGTTCAAGACGGAAATGTTCGGGGAGACGGATCGCCCTACCCAGACTGCCGAGACGATCATGAGCAATCACCCCGAAGCTCGTCGTGCCCGAATGCTGGCTCGGCTACAACGTAAGGTCGCAAAGAAATAAGTAAACTAAACTCTCCGTATCACAATAATGAGTCGGGATAAATTCTGGTTAGATGATCCTGCCAACCTCTTTACCAACTGGAGTCGGTTCCTCCCTACGAACGACATGACCGTCCCCGAAGCACTCAATGCAGTTGTGCGGTTCACGGTCTATTCGTCCGTTCTTATTTCGGTGATTACGCAGAAGACATGGTATCTCCTCCTGATCCCTCTCATCATGTTTGCGTCTGTCTTTCTAGTCAAGATGTTCCCCACGACACAGCTTCTCAAGGAGACGTTTTCGGGATCCGCACCTACACGGTACGCTACGCCCACGGCTTCCAACCCGTTCATGAACGTTCTGTTCACCGACTACGTTGACAACCCCGCTCGCCCCCCAGCCCCAAACAACAATGAACCCCATGTGAAGGAGAGCATCGACGAAGCTTTTTCCAAGACCAGCGATCTCTTCATGGACACCTCGAACAAATATGGTCTAATGCAGTCAGCCCGGCAGTGGACGTCCCAGGCGTCCACCACAATTCCCAACGATCTCGACGGATTCCAGAAGTTTCTGAACCGCGACAACGTTTCTCGGAAACATGATTCGGAGGCGTATGTTGTGGCGAAGGGTTCCACATCTAAGCCTGATGGCTATCTATGAGCTGTTCTATCGCACCCGCATCCATGAGTGCACCCGTATGATGCCAACTCTTTCCATTCTTGTGAACGGCATAGGTGGGGAATCCCTCTATACCTTTCATAATCCCCGGGGGCATAGCCTTCTCCTCTACCTGGATAATACGAATACCCTTTGATTTATCACAGAAGTCCTTCCACGCATCCTCGGAATTCTCGCACGCCGGGCATCCTTCTTTATGAATGCGGACGATCATGGGAACAGAGCGTGACATTTCTGCCATGACCATGCGCTGATCTGATGGTTTCGTATACGACCTAGGGTCTTTGGGCATTGTTGTGTATTCCTATGAAATTAACTTAGAAGACCTTCTTTCCGATCGAAACTCCACCGGCAGCCATGGGATCGGGGAGAGCGCCCGCATCATTCTTGGGATACGAATCGGGGACCTTTCCGAAATCTCCACCGTTAGGACCGACGGGGGAATACCCGCCTCGGAATTTACGACGGTAGGTCTTGCGACGCAGAGAGCGACGAGACTTGCGTGTGCTCTTCTTTTTCGTCTGGCGATATTTTACCATTTATACATGTAAGAGAAAGAGTAATGATCCGCTCTGAAGTTATGGCATGGACTGCGATCCTACTCATTATTGTCTTTGCGTTTGTCCTGATTCCCGTTCATGAACAGTTCGTGGATGCTCAGGGAAGGTATACAGATGTATCCCCGAATGCTCCTCCTCGACCTTCGTGGATGAGCGGACCGACGACGGACGCTATTGTGCAGCCGGGAAGTATACGGCCCGTCGATTCGTCCACTGCGTATTCTCGTACGGCACCTCCCGTTACACGTCTAGGAGCCCCAACCTCGAATATGCCATCAGCACCAGTGGGAGTAGGTGTAGGGACTGTAGCCGAATCGTCTACGTGCTGGTCCGATCCCGTTGATGGCGATTCTGGAAACTTCGTAAGTGCCGAGTCATACGGAAATTATATGAGCAAGATGATGCCTGCTATAATGGCATGTTATGGTGGCTCTTTCCCACCTCCAGGAACTCAACCTACATCGGCTCAAATGGAGTGTATTAAAAAGGCCACACCGTCGTATACTTCGTTAGATGAAGCGAAAGCCGCATGTTCCGCAGATGCGTCGTGCAAGGCAGTGCTCAGTCAACAGCAGGGCGGGGGTCCTGCTGCGTATGGTAAATACACGGAAGATGTAACAATTGGACCGACTAGCATGCGTAACCCAGGAATTAAAATTTACGTCAAGAAACCCTGTGCTGGCGGTTCGTCCAACATTTCCACCCTTCCTTCTCCCACCGCTGCTGCTCCCCGCATTTCATCTACACTGGGCGTTGGTGATCCCTCGCTCTCGGGAATGAATTCGGCGTACACGTCGGGAATAATGCCACCCTCGGGAAGCCCGTGGGAGGGACTCCAGGGTCTCACGGAAATGGCGTCGGTTCCTACGGATCCCTTTTTTAATGCCCAGACACGCCCAACGCCTCCTCTTGGAAACCTTCGACCGACAGAGCCCGATATGGGACTGTTTGGACCGGGTCCAACCGTCCTCCGTAAGAATCTGGTAGGATGTACATGCGCATCGCAGGCTGCGGGATGCTCCGTTCACCCGAGGCAGTGATAATTTGATATCTATTAGTAATAGTAATAGTAATGAAGTACATGCTCATCGGACTCATTCTCCTGCTAGCAGGCGTGCTGTGGTTCCTACCCGCACGTGAGGGTCTGGAGAATCCTCCGGGATGCCCTACAGCTGGTCAGGGTATCACAAGTGTCAAGCAGAGCGGTGGACAGAATATACGATTATATACCCAGACAGAGTGCACTGGTATTGGAGGAAACTGGGTTGGAAACGGATTGAAGTCGTGGGGAATGAAGACGGATCTAGTGGGTGAATGTTATGGCGTTCCGGGTGGACAGAATGTATCTTTCTGCAATCAGTCTTCTCCTCCGTCCGATGGGGCGGCTACAGCAGCGGGAGTTACTCCTCCAGCGCCTTTAAATCCTCCAAAACTCGATGGAGACTGGACGGTAGGAGGAACAAGCACCACCGCCAAAATTGTCCAGACTGGAAATTCTTGGACGCTGACACCTTCGTCGACCGCTTCGGGGTGGTCTTTGGTCACAGGAACATTTACGTCTGATACAGGAGGAAATCTGGTATATACTACGCCTAGTGGACCACTGAATATGATATTCAGTGTAGATGCAAATGGAAAGACCATCACTGGAAGCAATGGTGGAACATTTACACGTGCCCCAGCCCCCCCGCCGCCAGCGCCTGTAACTCCTCCTCCGCCGCCGCCGGCAGCGCCCCCGGCTCCCTCCGCCAACGAAACGTTAATGGGAACGCTGATTAGTCTTCTACAGCAGGATATCAACAGTCGGAAATCGTCTCTCCTGAATACGGCGAACAACCCTGCGGTCCCTGTAGGATCTCTCCTGACACAGACCACGGTAGTTCCGAACGGAACGATTCCAGGACCTTCCACTTCATCCATGACGATGAGCCGAGGTCCGTATGACGAAGTTCCGAAGAGCTCGCTGGTTCCGTGCACGTGCCCCACCTATTCTATGAACTGCCCCATTCACTCTGGATCCCAACCGTGCTCCACCACGCCGGGGGAATCGGGAGACACAATCTCCGCCCTATCCAAGGCTCAGAATCAGTACGATATCATGCGACCGTTCAACAATACGGAACGTGACGTTCCTGGATTCCTAAACACATTTAGTGCTTTTGGGTGATAGTATATAATGTTCGGACTCCACAACCATCGTGGAAGTTGCTGGGTAAACGCCGCACTTCAAGGATTGTTCTCATGTCCGGTATTGACTGACCGATACTCTGAGCGTGAAGATGTAGACAAGGAGAACCCCGTCGACGTGTGTCTCGAATCTATCTATCGCAACCAGGGAACCACGGGTCTGCGTGAGTTCTTTGAGGTGATTAAGACCACCTATCTCCCCGCCGGCGAGAATATCGGGGACAGCCATGAACTCATCGTCCATCTCTGTGATAAACTAGATTGGCTCGACAAGGCGTTTCGGTTTGAGACTGGGGATCGTATTGAGTGTGGAGGATGTAAAGTAGTCCAATTCGAAAAGACGACCGCCATCGATGTGAACCTTGTTCCGTCCAGGGCTGGAATTCCACTGCTGGATGCGATACACGAATATGTCCGACCACAAACGATCTCGGATTGGAAATGCGATAAGTGCTCACATCTTGGGTGCACGAAGCAAGTTCTGTTTGGAACCTTCCCTAAGGTTCTCATGTTCTGGTCTACCACGCCAATCGATTATTCGAGTTTGTTGGTCTTGAACGGAAAGAAGTATTTTCTGTTTTCCGTCGTGTGTTTCAACGGAGGTCATTGGTGGACGTATGCGAGGAAACTCCCGCCGGGACATGCATGGTATGTTCTCGATGATATGAACGTCCGAGAAATGGACTCCAAGAAGTTCCCAGTCGATCGCACGATGCGTGTCCTGCTTTATTTCCTATATGAAAACTAATGAGTCAACCCGACCTCGCTACAATCCTGACACTTGTGGCAGGTGTTATTGTCGTTGTTGTCATGTTGATGCTGGCAGTCACGGACTTTCTAGGCTTTGTAGCGTTTAGTATTCTCATCGCTGCTATCACATTTACCCTCTACTACTTTGGGTTCGTTACATTCAAGCTGGAGCCGAGGGAGCTAGATGTCACCTACAATGTGAATCCGTTTCATAAAGAGGAAGTGGCATCTCTCCCTGCTCCCACTCTCAACGAAGTGTTCTATGTCTCTGACAATACGTTCACGTATGAACAGGCGCCCCTAGTGTGCAAAGCATACGGAGCCGAAATTGCGTCTTACGGACAGGTTGAGCAGGCGTACAACGCCGGTGCAGAGTGGTGTGGATACGGCTGGTCCGACGGCGGAATCGCTCTTTTCCCTACCCAACAGGCAACGTGGGACAAGATGCAGAAGGATACAGACCCCGCAAAGCGGATCAAGTGTGGTCGCCCCGGTGTTAACGGCGGATACTTTGACCCCAAGACAAAGTTTGGAGTGAACTGCTATGGCACTCGCCCAAAGAAGCCGTCCGGAACTGTTCCGTCCACCGACCCGATGATGGATAAGATATTGGCAACGCTCAAGAAGAATCTGTCGTCCTTCGTCGTCCAGCCCTTCAATTCAAAGATGTGGGCTGAGAATCCGGCACTCAATATCCAGTCTTCGCAGACAGCTACACCTTCCGCTTCTCCCGTCCCAGGTGCAGCGCAGCCTACGACCACGCAGACTACAACGCCGGCGTCTCCAGCGGTAACATCGACACTGCTGAGTGCTAAGCCAACCGTCCCGGAGGCTCCTAAGGTTGCTCCGACAGTAACTTCTACGTCAGCAACGTCGTTGGATGAAATAACTGGAACCGACCCGATTGGAATTATCACCGAACTGTTTAATAGTCTAGAACAGACTGCATCAAATTTTATCAACTGAATAGATAAGATATAAGATGAGCACGTGGAACCCTGATGATGCGCATGTCCTACAGTCCCGCTGGATGTTCCAGACACCGGTGAACGCCCAAGACGCTCCTCCCCGCACGCCGTTCGTGGGTTCGTTCAACGTCCCCCTGGCTCGTGAACGCCTCCAGCCCAATAATTTCCAGTGGCTTCTGTACCGCCCCCAGGAACATGCGATTCCGCCGTTCGAGTATTTCAAGAACACCCGTGCTCCGTCTCGGGTTATGACGTCCACGAATTTTCACCAACCTAATAAGTAATAGCACCATGATCGAAGTTGCTCTGTTTACTGGTGTCGGATTGCTAGGCTATATCCTAGCTACCCAATACAAGGATGAACCCGTCGCACGCGAACGGTTTACAGATGCAGCCGTTACATCATCTGCCATCACGCAAAACGACAGTGTCACATACTCCCAGGACAAGGGGCATAATAACATGGTTCCCTTTTTTGGTGCCAGGGTGACCCAGAATATGCGAGCCAACGCAAACTCGTCGATTCTCGATACGTTCTCTGGAACTGGAACTGATTATTTCCAGAAGCGTGAAGTCCAGTCGTTCTACGACGTTGTGCCCGGTCAGGGACTGCCGTTCGGTAACCAGAACGAGTCTGAATTCTTCCAGTCACGTATGGTTGCCGGAAAGAACATGCACAACGTGTCGCCGATTGAGCAGGTGCGTGTCGCCCCGGGCATCAACGATGGATACAACAATCTCGGTTCGGGCGGATACCAGCAGTTCAACGTTACACAGGAATTCGCCAAGCCCCGGACTACGGACGAGCGGCGCACGGCGAATAAGCCCAAGTTGACATATGATTCCCCTGTGATCCCGGGATCGCACTACATTACTCAGCCTGGACTACAGGCTCCAGTGCTCAAGAACCGCCCGGATACGTTCCAGGTTCTTACGGACGACAAGGGGGAGTTGATGTACTTGAACACTACAACAGGTGCCCAGGTCGCCCCAGCCAGTTTCCCGCAGCAGATGTTCAAGGAACAGCAGCGTGAGACAACGAACACCGAACATTACGGTGCGGGAGGTGCGGCGTTCACGTTTGCCAATTACATCCGTGAATTCACGGAGCCGTTTGAGCAGTTCATGAAACTCACAGTTGGCGAATGGGCTGGTCCTGGTGGTGGTCAGGGTTCGGCGAGCGAGGGATCCTACCTCGTTGACCAGTACCTACAGGCGTACACGAACCCTGGGCGTGAACTGTCGTCTATGACGAATTACACTGCGGGCGGTAATATCCAGGTGAATGCGGGCGAGGGACAGGCTGGTGCCGTCAAGGTGAACAAGGACGAGGATATGATGATCAATATTCGTCAGTTCGTAGATCCTGCCAATATTGTGGCGACGGGTGCATCGGTGCAGCAGCAGGGCACATACCGCTTCAATGAGCAGAATCCTCAGGATCAGCAGCTCAAGAACATGGACCCTGCTATCTTGGATGCATTCCGTTCAAACCCGTATACGCACAGCCTTACGAGTGTAGCATAAGAATAATAGAGAATGGAGATTGGAGATGCTCTACAGTCTCTACTATACGGTCAATTAACTGTGGATATACGCAATCCTACGTATATCGAACAGCTTGAAATTGTAAGAGCCATTGTAGCAAATCCAGGGGCTATTCGGAGACTGAAGATCGACGGCGACGTCCACCCGTGGGTGTCGATGTTGCTGAAGGGCGTGGACGAGAGGGAGCGAATACCCGGCGGGAAGATGGAGGTGAAGGCAGTTCTGGAGTCGGGATCGGAGTCGGCGCAGGGGCAGGCGCAGGTGCCGCAGGTGCCGGAAAAGGTATCGACGCAATAAGTTTCTGGGATTCATGGACTAGTTGATTCGGCTGATTATCTGTGGGCGGTTTCGGAACAAATCCACTGAGGTGATCGTCTGCTGCTTTCCGCATGAATTCATACTGTCCACGCTCCTCCGAACCAGGCGGGAACGTTTCAATTTTCTTGGCAATGACGACATACGCTTGGTTGAGCGTCGGTTTGTCGGCTGTGACCAATAGAACATCAAGAAGATTCGCACGACTCGACGTATATGCAGTAATCCGCTCCTGGATACTTCGTGTTTTCAGTTCCTCTTTCGTTAGAAAGTTCAGAGTGTTCAGAGTTGACTGGTTCTTGAGAATCTCGGCAGGTGTCACAGGTTTCACTGGAAGAATCATGTGGGTCGCATAGGCTACACCGAAACAACATACTGCCGAACCAGCGGTTAAAGCGGCGATCATTATGTATAGCACAAAAACAATTATGCGTCTCGTGGACGATGGAACACTCATGCGTGTCCAGAACAATCTCCTGCATTCCAAAAATATTCATAACCTTCATGGGTCATGGTGGTTTAACGTATTGATGTTCCTGCTTGTCGCCGGAATATTCATCTTCTTTCTCCAGACGCAGTATACGTCCACCAAATACATTATTGAAGCCGAAGCGACTCGCAAGGATATTCCGTTCAAGGAAAATTCGTTCAACAATGCTGTGCGAAATCGTATTGATATGTAATAACAAATGACTCGTCGTGCTGATCTCCTGAAACTCAAATTTGAGATGGCGTATCGTGGTATGCCGAAAGACAAGGCAGAAGCCCGGTTCACGGAAATCGTGGCTCCCGTTCCTGCCCCCGCTCCTTCACCTGCACCTCCGCCCGCACCTGCACCAGCTCCGGCTCCGGCGCCAGCAAAGTAATAATACTACAAAACGGATTTATCAGGATTCAGAGTTGAATAGACTCATCTAAATCCAAATGAATATCTTCTTCCTCCACTGGAATCCCCGCAAATGCGCCAAATATCACTGCGACAAACATGTAATAAAAATGATCCTGGAATCCTGTCAGCTCCTGTATACATGTCACTGGGTTCACTCGGAGCCTCCGCCATTCATTGACTGTGCCCCCAACGGAGGATACAAACCAACACACCGTAAACATCCATGTGCACTCTGGCTGTGCGAATCACTCGATAATTATCGGTGGCTCGTTAAGCTCACGCACGCACTTCTAGATGAGTATCAATTCCGCTACGGATCCGATCGCATCCACGCCTGCGAGAAGCACCTCGACTGGCTGAGCGCAGTGTATCCTCTAGGTCTCGTATCTCACGGTATGACTTCTCCTCGGTGTGCGATGCCGGACGAATACAAGGTAGGTGACGCAGTAGAGTGTTATCGAGCATACTACGTCGGCGCAAAGCTTCGTTTCGCAACCTACCGAAAACGCCACCGACCTCATTTCTTGCCCAAGTATAATGAGTGAGAAAGGCAAGCCAAAAATTTCAACCACAGCTGCGGCGGCCTCTGCTAACCTATCATCCCGTGCAAAAAGCGCAAAGTCCGCCGTGAAACGACGAAAGTCTGAGTCCGACGTATCGAAAGCGTTACCAGCTACAGGAGCTATGGGAATTGAGAACCTCAAAGCTCGTTCCAAGAATGCGAAGGAAGCTGTGGCTGCGAAATCGGATGTGTCCGCCACAACTCCCGCCGCAGTGTCTGATGACGCTGTGTGCTCACCGTCAGATAATCCAGCAAAGATACCTCTCCCGGCTGGATGGGACTCGACGATTGATCCCTCTACTGGTGCTCCGTATTTTTACAAAGAGGGCGAGCCCGTAAAGACCGGGTGTGGAGCAACGTGGGAAGTTCCTACTCAACCTGCGTCGGCAACTGCGGTTGTCCAAGATACAAATCCGATTGAGAAGTCTGTTGCCGGAGAGACGGGTCTGGATACCCAACTAGCAGATACTGTCACTGAAGCGGCTAAGCTAGAATTCCCCCCTGAACTCACTGGATGGTCTCGCATAAATGTCCCCGCTACCGACTTCGACTGCATGGTTCACTCGATGCTCATTGATGTGAGCCCGACCTTCCGCAAGCAGCCCCTGGCTGTGCGTAATACGATTGCTAGCAAGTTCCGTCGTGATGGTCTTTTTTCCAAGACGGAGGGACTCACTGACGACGAAGCCAAGCGTATTGCCGCCAACAAGACCTACCTTGAGACATCTGAACTCGAGAAGTTTGCGAAGCAGCACGGTCTCAACTTTTTGATTGTTGCCAAGACATCGGGAGCCGTTCAGGCAGGTATACTGAAGACCAAGGAGAAACTCCCTGGGCAGAAGGAGGCAAGTGTCCTGGAAGGAAAGGCGGGAGCACCAGTGTACGTGATCTACAACGATAACCAGAACCACTTTGAGGCTGTGCGTGGTCCCGCCGGAGAGTATACTCTACCCTACGATGAAGCCATCAAGATTGCCAAGAACTTTCACAAGGACGTACCGAAACCGTCCGAGGCAGCTCCTCCGCCCACGGCTACGGCTGCTCAAGCTCCAGCCGTAGACAGCCCCCTTCCGAAGACAGATGACTTTGGATTTATCAAGCTCACAGACAGTGTAGACCCCCCAGATGTGATTGTCCATATGTTCAAACTCAATCGTGATGGCGATACTCTGAAACCGTCTATGCACCTGATGGGATCCGAACCCGCTACTCCGAAAATCGAATCGTTGAAATCGATGACTCGAGAACGCACTCGTGCGGAAAAGAAGGTGTTGAAACGTAGTGATGGGACAATCGTTCCTGCGGACAGTGTGATTTTGGGAGCGTATACGGACATGGAAATCCCTCTATTCCATTTCGCAACTGATGTAGAAAAGTTCCTAGACGACCCGAACATTGTCTCGTCGTCGCCCAAATCAATTCTTCCGCCAGCAAGTCCCCTGTTGAAAGGGTTTGTTGTCGAGTCCACGGGTGCGATCACCTTCAATCTCAAGAGTCCTATTCCCGAAATCACGTTTTCTCCGGCATCTGCCCAGTTCAATAATTTTTCGGTTGGTCCGGTCGGAAACAAAGATCACCGTGCGGCACTCCACGGATTCCTCGTGACCCCCGTGACGGTAACTATTAAGGGGCGTGGACCCGTGCAACTCAAATCAGGGTTTGAAATGGTATCTATTCTCACAGGAACGCTGGGAACAGCGCCACCGGGTGGACCTGAAGTAAAACCTACAGTTCCCACGACGCCACTTCTTGAGCCCGCTGCGCCCACGACCACGACTGCGACTGCTTCGCCCGCTACGCCTACGCCCACGGCTACGACTGCTTCCCCCGCTACGCCTACGCCTACGCCCACGGCTACGACTACGACTGCTCCGCCCGCTGCGCCCACGGCTACGACTACGACTGCTCCGCCCGCTGCGCCCACGGCTACGACTACGACTGCTCCGCCCGCTGCGCCCACGGCTACGACTACGACTACGACTTCGGCTGCTCCTCCTACCGGAGAGAATACTGATGCAACAGAGAAACTGGTGAAGGATATGTCCCAGCAGGCATCGGATCTTATCCGGATAGAGGCCAGGCGTGACAGAGCCGAGGCCGATATTGCTGGGGCAGGTGATGTTTCTCCCCAGCGTCGGCTACAGCTGATCAATGAAGCCCAGCAAATGAAGAAGATGGCCGCAGATGCCAAGAAGAAATGGGAAGCTACAGGGAAGAAGGTAGTCGATCTGGCTGAGAAGGAGCATGAACGGGTCAAGAAGGCGCATGCCAAATACATGGCTACGCTAAAGGAGAATAGGGATGCGGCAAAGGCTGCGAATGACAAGGTTGCGAAACTGGAAAAGGATGCGGCGGCAGCTAAGGCTGCTCTGGACAAGGAAGTTGCCAAGGGCGATAAGTCCACCAACAAGCGTAAGGAAGCTCTGGCCAAGACATCTGTTCAGCTAGCTAAGGATGTAATTAAGGCCAAGGCGGAGTCCACAGAAGCAGATGCGGATGCCGCACTCTGGTCAAAGGACGAGCAGAGGGTAGAAGATGGTCTTGCGAACTCAGCGAAGAATTTAGATGAAGTCCGTAAAGCGGCGAAAGACCCCCGTTACGTCTCCCCCAAGGCTGTAGCGGTAGCCCCAGGCGCAGTTAGTGCAATGGCTGGGCAGGCGGCAGCTCCTGCAAATTCCGTTCAGACTCCGGTGAATACCGCTCTGCAGCACCAGGAAGCAAGTCGTAGGCTGGTAGCTACCAATCCGATGCGTGATACTCCCGCTCCCGCTCCCGCTCCCGCTCCCGCTCCTGCTCCTGCTCCTGCTCCCGCCCCTCTTCGCCTCGTCAACCCTCTTGCTCCCACCCCTGAAGGTCTGGCTGCTCGTGCGGCTGCTGAGCAACGTCTAGGACTGGGAGAGCGTGGAACCCTCGGAGCCCCCGTTGCCTCAGAGCTCAATGCTCCCCTGGTCCAGGGCGAAGTTGTCCCTACCGCCACTCCTTCCATCGATCCATCTCTCGCCGCATCTCTGAACGCCTTCAACCCAAACGCAGCCGCTCCAGCTCCAGCTCCAGCCGCTGCCCCGGCTCCCGCTCCCGCTACGACTGGAACATCCGTTCCTGAACGAACGGTGTCGATTGATTCCGGTATTATGACCTCGCTGGACCAGTTCGCTCCTCGTCGCTCGAAGTATACTCCCCCCACTTCTGAAACTGCTGCTACTACTCCCCTACCTGCTGGACCGACCAGCATCACCGGAACCATCGACGATAACTTCGATACGACATTCCGAGATGCGGTCACAAATTTCATGAAGAGCGTGGATTCAGATCTGAATCTCAAGCTTCTGAATGACGAGAATGTAGAGGAAGCGTTCAAGAACAAGAGTCTAACATCCTACCTCTCCGATCTCAAGAAGAACCACAAGGGACAGATGTTCACTCTCCAATTCCCTTCTCGTGAATTTATGAAGTCCAGTGCTGTCAAGGGCACGGGGTGGAATACGGGCGGCGGAGATTGGGAAATCCCAGCCGAACGCAAGATGGGTGGAGATATCGTCTTTATCTCCATCGACAAGTTCAAGTATGGTTCTACCATGGTCAAGCAGAAGAAGGGCGGAGTTCGCCCGAGTGGACCGACCTTCCGCTTTGAATTTGAGGTGAATTACCCCCCAGAGAAAGTCGGTGGACGTCGTTCACTTAAGCGGCGTCGAAATCTGGCTGGACGAAAGACGATGCGTCGTTAAGATATAACCCGTAACATACGAAACAAACAACAGATTGAACCATGTGACGTAGGGAGGTAGCTTGTAGAGAACTAGAGCTCCAAGTGTGGTGAGAATCATATAGAGAGCATCCACCACCAGAACCCACTCACTTCCCTTCATTGTCGTATACGATTTCATGAGGTCCATGATATCGTTTTCGCCATCAGGAATGAGAGGAACTAGAAACAGTCCAAACAGAATATCGTGAACCATCTGCACCGCCACAACGACAATGAGGAAGAAGAGGAGATTGTAAGATCCTCCGATGGCATGTGTTATGAGCTGGGCAAGAACGAAGCCAATGACCATAGAGGATACGTCCAAGATATACGCAATCACTCCAAACTTGTCATACCAGGTATTGATAGGACCATCACGATCGGCAGTATACCTCCACACAAACAGACCGGCAGTATCAACGACTGCAGCCGATGCGAGAGCTGCCAGGAGAAGCTTACCGTCCCAAAATTTACGAAGATCCATTGTGTATATACAAGAGATGTTCGTCGTTCTTGTTGGAGGAAACATAAATGATCGTAATAAGTTTCATGAAGATGTCATGACAAGTTGGGCGCTGCCACACATTGTGTGGGTCAATGATCGTCGATCTTTTTATTATATTGCCCATCTCTTCGTGCATTTCGGGGGGAGTATAAAACTTCCAGATGGAAAGCGGTTCATCACATGGAGCGGAGACAACCAGGAAACAGCTGCCCGTGTCTATAAAACTCTTGGTCTAGAATAATGTTCAACATCCTCTGGGTCTTTGGAGGATTTCTGGTCGGCATGACCGTGACCACGATTTTCGTTCCGCCGCAGACAAAGAAGAAGATGGTGCCCGATGTCCGCAATCCCGCTATCGTATTCCAGAATCCCGATATCGAGAACGGGTGTTTCCGTGCGACAGCCTACCCCGTCCAATGTACAGATAGCATTGATTTTCTGAACATGTAACAAGCAATAGAATGAATCTAGCCCAGGTTCTCAAGAAACCAGAAGCCAACTACTTCTTTTCCTTCGTTGTCGGATTGGGACTCGCTGTCCTGATGTTCCATCGTCAGCAGACGGAAGTAGAGGTATCTGCAATCCCCCCGTCGGACATCAGGGACATGGTGACTAGAGTCGATGGAAAGTGTTATCGCTTCCGAGTGGAGGATGCGTCGTGTCCGGCGGCGAGAGTTTCGCTCTAATAGATATACAAATGGACGCCACCCCCCTTGATCAGCTGATGCCCACAGGAGGTTCGCAGCAGCCTGCCATGTCCCTTCCTGCCGCTACTACTTACCCGCAAATGGTGACGCCAGGAACGTCTTCGGCTATCTACACGCCTCCTCCCCCGACCCAGGTCAACCAGTTTAACCCGGGTGCCGCAATCACCGTCCTAAAGTCTATCATGACGTATGTCTCCATCTTTGCCGCTATCTTCCTTATTTCGCTGACGCCAGTGCAGTCTCTGTTCCTTCGCTACATCCCGAATGCGTATGGAGGTTCGGGCGTCGTCTCGCTGACGGGTGCGGCGTGCCTCGGCGGGCTTGGTGTAGTGCTCGTCTACATCCTCCAGATGGTCCTACAGCCCCTCGTCTAGTATAAATCGGATCTCTTATTCTGTTGAATTACAGTAAGCATGTTGCAACCAATTCTTGACAAGAACCGGAGTCGGTCTAGAGGACCAGAATACGATCCAATTGCAGCTGTGTTTGATCGCATTCTTCTTGGACCTGGGTTTCATCTAAACCCTACCTTCGTTCGAAAACACAACGTCACGCATATCGTGAACTGTGCGGAGAAATCGGCTTGTCCTGCGTGGGCGTCTACATACGTTGGACCGAGCGGGTATATTTCTCTGGGCGCCGAAGATACGTTCGGGTTTCCGCTGATTAAGGATTACTATCCTACGTTTGAAAAGGTTATGGATATGTTCCTGCGTCAACCGACATGTAAGTGCGTCTATGTGCACTGTATGGCGGGAATGAACCGTTCGGCAACGCTTTTGGCAGCGTATCTCCACAAACGGTTCGGGATTCCGATGGAGAAGGTCGTGGAAGTCATGGCAAAACAACGACCGTGTGTGATGACAAACCCTTCCTTCGTAGAACAACTGGAAGAATTTGCCCGTAAGTAAGTAAGAAGTAATGTGGAAAAGCGTTCAATCCTCACTCGTATCGGCGGGCGATGACCCCGTCGGTGCTGGAAATGCTGTTTTAGACAAAGCGCTTGGTCCGTCCTTTGATTATCTCCAGACGATCAAGTCTCCGAAAGATAGGGGTGTAGGTAGCGAAGGAACCATGGATCAGGTAGGAACTAATGCTTCCGCAATTTTTGGATATGTAGACAATTTGATCGTAGGACCGAAAGTCGGTAATCAATTTTTCAAGGATACAGGTGGAATGTGCCGCCTACCGGGAACAATTGACAAGGATGGGAATGACAAGGGCGATGGCGAGGTTGTTCCTCGCTCCTCTTATACGAACAACAAGTTGGGAGGAGACGATGCTGCAGCTGTTCTAGGTTCTAGTTTCCAGAAGGCAGTTGCAGGTAACGGATTTGACGGTATTATCCCCGGAGCAGGTGGTGACTTGGCGGCTATGAATCCCCTGAAAATCATGAATGGGCTTGTCTTGGACGGTGTTCCTCCGTGCAAGCCTTGGACTTGTCCTACAACTGATATTCAGACAGGTGTAGACCAGGGACTTCAAACAAAGTTCTTGTCCACCTCGTTGGAATTCAACATGAGTCCGTGCAGGGCTGCAACTGCCGCAGAAACAGCCAATCTTATGGCAATGATCAATGCTGATAAGAAGGCGGCTGAGAAAATAGCCAAGGATGCAGCAGATGCGGCTGCGGCTAAAGATAAGGCGGCTGCGGCGGCAGCAGCAAAGAAGAACGCAAAGGGACTCAATCCAGGAGAGAAGTATGCGAACTTCCAGGAGAATTTGTACCAGGCACCTGTTCAGATAGACTATATTGACTCTGGCTCCGCCGCTACACTTGCTGTTGCTTTTGTGATTTTTATAGGATATGTTCTCTTGAAGAATGATTGAATGAACAGACTTACAGGTGAAACTCCAAGCACAACAAATAATGTCCTCGGACGTTTTCAAAGTCAAGAAATCTCGGGATGGAACCGCAAAGGGAAGGGAAATAGGAACTCTGGATTCCCTGCATGAACGGTATGTAGACGAACTCCAGCAGGGTTCGTCCGATGAATCAGTCCGGGCGCTGGAAGCTCGACACGCAGAATTGACACGGGAACTTGCTGGAAAGTTCAATCCTTTTGTATTTGAAGATGTGATGAGGCAGTCTAGGTTACAGGCAGAACACGATGCGCTAGTACAAACCATTTCGGATGCAAGGGAGAAGTCTGATATCCAGAAATATTACCTTGAAAGCGGAGACCTGATGCTGGATTATTATGCGCCTCCGGGGAAGAAGACGACGTCCAAGGTAGATTTTGGATCGAGGATCCCAGGGACATTCGATAAACTGTTTTCAGTGACGGAGATGTCGGCTGGTCCGTCCAAGAAAAAGATGTTTGACGAATACCTTTCCCGTCGTGGTCTTTCGAACGGCTTGAACATTGCCGAGAACGCTGACAATATCAAGAAGATGGCAGAGCACTGTGCTCCGTGCAATATTCCCAGGGAAGAGATCACGTCCGAAGGTATTCTGGTATGCCCCAAGTGTGGATCGGAAGAGTATGCCCTCGTCGTCTCTGATTTCCCGAGTTTCCGTGATCCCCCGAAGGAGCGGAATAATTATGCATACAAGAAGCAGAACCATCTCAACGAGATCCTGAACCAGTTCCAGGCGAAGGAGAGCACGGAGATTCCGGAAGATGTGATGAACGAAGTCATTTGTGAAATCAGGAAGCGCCGCATCGACAATATCGCTCTCTTGACAGAACAGAATATCCGTGAAATCCTCAAGAAGCTGGGGAGGAACCGGTATTATGAGCATGCAGCCCATATCCTATCTAGGCTGAACGGAAACCCCCCGCCTACGATTACACCGGAGATCGAGGACAAAATCAGGGCAATGTTCCAGGAAGTGCAGGCACCTTACCTCCTCTATTGCCCCGATGAGCGCCGGAACTTTCTGTCCTATTCCTACATCATCTACAAATTCCTGGAGCTGCTGGAGCTGGACGAGTATAAGGTCCACTTCCCGCTTCTCAAATCCCGTGATCGGCTGATTCAGCACGATACGATCTGGAAGAAGATCTGTGAGTATTTGCAGTGGGAATTCATCCAATCTATATGAGATGAATTCGGGAGTTTATTCAGTCAATTTAGGGAGATGTGACCAACTGTAATCAACATCTTTCTTTTCAATATCACTGAATCCCGGTTTCTGGCGACCGAGTGGTGGGTATGCAAATACCCAGCCAGAGGACTGCAAAGACTTCCAATACATGTCAAGAGCAAACTCAGTGTGATGTCCTCCGGCACTCAGCTTCTCAAGTCCCTCCTTGTAATTTGCAATCAGTGTGTCATAATACTCCTGCTTACAAATGTACGCCATCGTTGTCTGGCAAGTCGTACCGTTCACAAACTGTTCGTTCACCCGTGTCGCATTTGGCGAACTGAACATCGGACAGAGAACTGCTACCTTGTAATCAACGGTCTCAAGGCTCTCAATTGCCGCCCTGATTTCATGAGGCTGTTTCATCCATACCAAATCATCTTCCACGATCATGACACTTGGAAGGTTGCGCTCCTTGGCGAGTTCGATACAGCGAATATGCGAGAGACTACATCCCACGGCTCCATTCTCATGCAGAATTGCAGGGAACCTCTCGAATGGTAGACCAACCGATGAAAGTTGAGACTCGACCTCTGTGCGACGGTCTGTGCGAGAATCAAGGTTAATGTAGATGACGTGTGGAAGAGTCTTTGGAGGTAAAAGGTGAGATTCGTCCGAATACCAACCGTTCTTTCCGTTGTGAATATCCATAATTGACTTGAACGTATACTCATACTTCTTCGCTACATTGAACATGTCGTACAAACGCACGGCACGTTCACGGATGTAAGCCCGATCAAACTTTCCGTCCACAGCCATCTGGATTCCCACGCAGTAATCCTGCAGCGTATGACAGAGCACTCCTGTCTTGAATGGTTCGACTGTTTCGGTCTGTGCCCCGTAATCGGTTGTAATAGCAGGAGTTCCGCACAGCTGAGCCTCTACCGCAACTCCACAGAAAGGTTCAATGAACAACGTAGGAGCCACCAGAGCTTGGAGAGATCCGAGATAGACAGCACGCTCAGTTCCGCTGATCGGCGGTTTGTAGACGATATTGGGACACACGAGGAACTGGCTAGGATTGCCCTGTCCACAAAGAATGAAACGAATATGGGGCATCCGCCGAGCTATTTCTACGACAATGTGGCACCCCTTGCCGTCATAGATACGTCCAAAGAACCCGACTGTATTGATTTGGGGAGTCAGGGACAGGGGCCATTCTACAGAATCAAAGTAGTTGGGAACTACAAACCAGTAATTCTGTCCCCACTTCTTTTCAACACCGAGAACTTGGTGGAGCCACGCATAACTTTCAAAGATCCTGTAATTACGCTTAGAATCATTGTATCCGATGCCACTTTCACACACAACCATATCGAGTCCGTCGAGTGCGGCATCATGAGATGCTCCAAACGGAATGCAGACAATATCAGTCTTGGTGCTACGGTAATTCTCTTGGAGGAGAGGGCGAAGACGTTGGTTGAATTCCCTGTACAGAGGAGTAGACCAGTTAGCCAGCGCTCCAATGAATGTATTGTGATCCTCCAGCCTCTTGATAACGTCTGCGTGGGGAACGTCGGGATGGAGTTGTTTAAAGGACATGACTCGCAGGGTATCCCATTCCTCACGGGTCATGAGTTCAATGTCCTTTGTTGCGTTGGTCTTAGACCCTTCCACGCCATAATGATAGACTTCAAATCCCCGGGACATCATCATCCGGGGAAAACGAAGAACCTTGCCGGTATACGCACAATGACTGAACTCATTCGTGGTAATCGTATGCGGCAGTCCCAAAATGTGGAGGCGGATTGCAGATTCCATTTACATACTGATATCATGACATACGTAAATGGCGGGAAACGGAGTTTCGTTCATTGTCCGTGTCCACAATGAAGAGGCTACGCTGGAGAAGTGTGTGCGGTCGCTTGCAGGTGTCAACTTTCTTCACGAGATTGTTTTGATCCTTCATCGGTGCACAGACAAGAGTTCTGATATCGCAATGACTCTAGCGCTTGAGAATGACAACGTGCGGGTTTTGACCTACGATAATGCCGTGTCCAGAGCAGGGTATGAGACTCTAGCCACAGATGTTGATTCTCCGCACAGTTTTGTTCGGTATTCAAACTGGTGTATCCAACAGGCGAAATATACATGGGTATTCAAGTGGGATGCGGATTTTGTGGCATCTACCCCCTTTCTCAATTTCATGAACTCACTCATCTGGGAGCAGAAGAATATGAATATCTCGGTAGTGGCCAAGAACTCGACAACGAACAATCGGGAAAACTACCTGTGTGGTGGTCCTCGAGTATTTATCAAGCACGTGTTCTGGGAGGATAGTCGATTCTCTCCTGGTGCGGAATTTTGGCATTTCACGGATGAAATGTGTATCCATCATGAATCAGAACTAAAAGATCTAAAGGCGTACTGGAAAGAGCCAGCGTGGTATCTAACGGAAGATTCCGACGAGGCTCGATTGGTCAAGAGTCGTATTGATCGCCTGACTTCCGACTTTGGTCCCGAGCCTCCAGGTCTAGCCCGGGCATCCAACCCAGAATGCGATGCTATTTTTAAGGCGATTGTGTCGGCAAACAATTGTAAGGGTCCAGAGTATGTCAACATGTTCAGTTGAAAACGGAATGACTTAAAGACGGGAAAGACATACAACAAAATGAAGCCCCGTTTTAGTGCCTCCGATGTTGCATCTCTCCTTGGTCTAAATCCGTATCGCAGCAAGAATGAATCACTCCTCAAGGTCATCAGTGCCATGCCAAAGTTCAAGTCAGTGATTCAGGGAGTCAAGGATGCGCTGAGTGCCCGAACGGACCGGGAAGTTGTAGCCCAGGCGTCTCCCTCTGCCCTCAAGGCAATGTACGAGTCTGTAGATGCTGCGTGCGTAGCCACGACAGATTCGCAAGTGGAGAAGGCGATCACGACATTTAAGCAGACGCATATTCGCCAGGTTATTCGGGAGACACTGGAGGGTAAGCGGGCACCTACAACTCCGGCACTGGAGGAGGCTGTAGCCCGGGTGGCTGGGGGGCAGATGGATATTGCGACAGAGACAGCTCTTCTGTCTGCGAATCCCGAGGTGACTACCAAGATCGAGCAGACGCAGGAGCACCAGGTTCTGGCGTCTGAAATCCAGAAGCGGCGTGGGACTCGTCTGGAGGATAAGGCTGAGAACGAGCACGCAGTCTCTACAGGTGTTCAAGTGACAGACCGCAATACGTTCGTGGAGTTTGAGTCCGATTCGTACCGCCTTATTGGATACCTGGATGGAATGCAGGGTGATAAGGTTGTCGAGACGAAGAATCGTAAGCGGTTCTGGACGACTCCGCCAGCGTATGATTTCATCCAGCTGCGGTGCTATATGTTCATGAAGGGCGAGAAGGACGGCGTTCTGCTGGAGAACTTCCCAGGTCGTGCTCCTCGCACCACCGAGGTCCCGTGGAACGACGAGCGGTGGATGGATATTCATGCTGGACTATGTGGTGTCGCACGGACAATCGCCAATATCACAGAGGAGGACGCACAATCACTTGCGAGATCGGTGTATGCGGCGTCGGTAAGTTAGAGATCGCCGGACCCTCCGAGTCTTCCGACCTCCCCGCTTTAAGAACAAGGACCGCCCGTTGTAGATAGAGAACAGCGTCCCCGCTTTGATGATATATGTCCCACCAGCCGCAAGGTTGACGATTCGGTTCGACTTGAATTTTCCTTGTTTGGTGAGCTCCCCTGGAAAGTCCGCTGTAATCGTGATTTCGGACTCTTTTATCAGTTGATTCGGCACAAACTTCCCTTCACCCAATTCGTATACTGCCATTATGTATACTGGTGAAAATGGATCGCAGCCATCTATGTTTGATTTGGAGCATCAACATCAACAACAATGAACAAACTACTCCATACCATCTTTATCGAAAACAAGGACAACAGGAATCTCTGGGACACGTTTGAAGGCGAGTGCCAGAAATTTTACAATGAACCAGCACACAGCTTTACTGAAATGCGAGTGCGGGATAACAAGAAGGTTCGGGGCGATATCTTTGAAGAGTTCTGCGTGCTCTACCTCAAACATATCAAGGGATACGACGACGTGTGGCTGCTGGCCGATGTCCCCGACTCTATCCTGACAGACCTGGGAATGAAGCGTCCCGACGTGGGCATTGATATCGTTTGCCGACGGGGGGCACAGTATTCGGCAGTGCAGTGCAAGTATAAGAAGCAGGAGACGAAAACAAAGATTGTCACCTGGAAAGCACTGTCCACCTTCTACGCCCTGTGTATGCGGACTGGACCCTGGGAGAAGTATATTGTAATGACCAACTGCTCGTTTGTTCGGCATATGGGCAAGAAGTCCAAGAAGGATCTCTCGATCTGCCTCAAGACGCTCCAGGGTATCACCAAGGCACAGTGGATTTCTATGTGCGGAGTGGAAGGGCACAAGGTAGAGGACGCTCCGGCGCCGGCACCACTTCCTAAGACGGAGGAAGATGTCCGCCAGGCACGATTGAAATTCTTCGGTAAGATATAATGGTGAGCACGGTTCCTCCTCCTACTGCCGGGTCCACGGTGCCCCCTGTATCTGGATCTTCGACTTCTCCGGGTGCTGTTCCCGCCGATCCCAAAGCTCCTGCATCCCTTCCAAAGGATTCACCCGGACTCGCCGCTGCCACGAAGACAAAGGACGTGGCGCTGGACACTGCTCCGACAGCACAGCCCGGCGCAGATAAGCGCTGGTCGATAAAAGCCATTCTTGCTGTGACGGTTGCCGGTCTCTGGCTTCTTTTTGGTCTGATTGGCTTCGTCATGTCTCTGATCTGTTTCGGATATTCGGGATCTTTAGGTGAGAAGATTCTTGGAATTGTGATTGCCCTAGTTCTAGGACCTTGGTATTTCCTCTACTATTTCTCGAGCGGATCTTACTGCAAGGCGATGCCCCCGACCCTGTTCTAAACAAAACAAAACGGAAACGATAGGATTGGAAAAAAATTAAGGCAATTAAAAGAATGTTACGAATTGCCGATACATCAAAGGCTCCCGAGGTTGAGACGTCCTATACGTTTCCTCTGGATCCTTTTCAGAAATGTGCAGTAGCCGCTATCCAGTCCGGCGAAAACGTCCTGGTTACAGCCAAGACGGGCAGTGGCAAGACGTTGGTAGGCGAGTACCAGATCGAATACTCGCTCAACAAGGGCGGGAGGGTGTTCTACACGACCCCGATCAAGTCGCTGTCGAATCAAAAATTCCACGATCTCTCGATCCTATACCCCGGCAAGGTGGGGATCATGACTGGGGATGTCAAGTTCAAGCCCCAGGCGGAGGTGGTGGTGATGACGACCGAGATCCTGCGGAATCTCCTGTTCAAGATCGGGTCGTCTACGGAACATATCGGGAGCACGGCGGCTCTCTCGCTAGACGGTGTTGATGCGATCGTCTTCGACGAAGTCCACTACTTCAATGACCCCGCCCGGGGAAAGGTATGGGAAGAGTGCCTGATTCTCCTGCCACCCCGAATTCGGCTCGTCCTGCTTTCGGCGACAATTGAAAGTCCAGACGTCTTTGCTCAGTGGATCGGTGAAATGAAGCAGGTTCCGACACATCTTATCTCGACACAGTACCGGGTAGTTCCGCTTGAGCACCGGGTTCGGGAAAAGCTTCTCATGGACGAGAAGGACCAGTTCAATAGCCAGTCCTATGCTGAGTATCTTCGGTATCTCAAGGGTGTCGATGATGCGAATAGGAAACATTCTGATGCAGTGAAGGCACGGGTTGCTGGTGATCCTGTTGTAGCCCGTGAGATCCGTTCTAACGGATTTCTCCACCAAATGAACGAGATGGTGGACACTCTTCGGCAGGAGAACAAACTCCCTGCGATGTTCTTCGTGTTCTCCCGCAAGAACTGCGAGGCATATGCGTCCAAGGTCACGTCCACCCTCATTGATGCGTCGGAGGGTGCAGTGATCAAGCACCGGGTGAACTTCCACCTGTCTCGGTACCCCGAGCTCAAGATGCTCCCGCAGTATCATAGGCTCATGGATCTCCTGATGAAGGGCGTAGCGTTCCATCACAGCGGGATGCTCCCAGTGCTCAAGGAGATCGTGGAGATGCTGTTTGCCGGCGGACATCTCAAGCTTCTGTTTGCGACAGAGACGTTTGCGGTGGGGATCAACATGCCGACCAAGACGGTGATCTTCACGAGTTATCGCAAGTACGATGACGACGTGGGCGGACTCCGGATGTTGCGGACGGACGAGTATATCCAGATGGCGGGTCGTGCGGGTCGGCGTGGGAAGGACGTGCGAGGGTTCGTCTACTACCTCCCCGACCGCAAGCCCGAGGAGCTGGAGGATGTGCGCACAATGATGAAGGGGAAGCAGCAGTCCCTGGAGTCCAGGATGGATTTCCACTACGACTTCCTTCTGAAGTGTCTCCAGAACGGGACCACTGGGTGGTTGGGAATGATGGAGAAGTCGTACTGGCACGATCAGCGTCAGCGTGAGTTGGATGTTCACAAGGCAGAGATACGGGAACTGCAGGGGAAGTATACGGGTCTGGATGTCGCTGTATTTGAGCTGCGTGAGATGTATGAGACGCAGATTCGGGCGACGCAGAACGCTGAGCGCAAGCGGGTCCAGGCGCAGCTGGATGGGTGGAAGAATAGGCATGTAGGTCCCAAGTGGGAGAAGGGCTGGCAGGATTTCAAGGAGTTCAAGAAGAACCGGGAGAAGATTGCGAGGCTGGAGGAGAAGATCGAGGCAGCCAAGAAGGTGGAGGTGCCGTTCCTGGTCAATCTCCAGCGCCTAGGGTATGCTGATGGCGAGACGCTCACCGAACTGGGAGTCATGGCTTCGGAGATCAACGAGGGGAATCCTCTGGTGATGTCCAAGATGTTCGGAAGATTTAATCTGCCTCGCTCAGAACTCATTGCCCTTCTCTCGTGTTTCGTGGAGGGCGAGAAGACGGAGGACCCCATCACGGTATCGTGTCTGAGGGTTCCCGATACGCTTAAGAGTGCTCTCTTGGCGGTGCACATCATTGCCCAGGATCTTTATGACCACGAGAACCCCAAGAGCCGACCGGAGTACTGGAAGGTGCACAACTACTGGCCTGAAATTGTCTACCGCTGGATGGAGGGGGATGAGATGGGAGTCTTGTGTGCAGAGTATGAAGTATATGAGGGAAACTTCATGAAGGCTATTCTGAAGACTGCCAATATCGTGGACGAGTGGGTGACCTTGGCGACTTATACGAAAACCCTGGAAGTCTTGGAAGTCTTGCGTGAATTCCGCACCGATCTTGTACGTGGCTTGGTCGTCCCTGACTCCTTGTATCTCCGCTTGTGAGTTCCACCAGGTTTGGATTTGGATTTGGACCAACCGTGTTTTATCCGATCGTTCATGATAGCTATTTCTATAGCGGTGGGTTTTTCAGAGAAGCCGTGTTTGTGGGTATACTTCTTACCCTTTTTGCGCAATGTCCTGGCTTTCTCCAAGGCTTCAATATACTTATGGATCCGCTTCTCCCTTGCGGCAGGGGATTCAGGGTTCATTATTATATTACCTTATTTAAAGAACAATATGAAGAAGATCCCGAAGTATATAGTTTATACTGGGATCGCTGCGGCCATTCTACTCCTCGTATACGTCCTCTTCCAGTCTACCCGTGAAGGATTCACATCAGTGAACCCTCTTCCTTCGGAGGCAGAGATGGATACGTTAAAGGCTTCATTTGATAAGGCCCAGGCGGAGGCTAATAAAAACAACATACCTTATACCCAGATGGGAACCAATGTTCTACAAGCTGCTCCGCAAAGCGTCAAAGCCGTAGCTAAGTTTCTAAAATCCAACGTCATACCCCTACTGCCATACAAGATGGCAAAAAGCGCCCAAACACCCCAGGGTGATCTAACGGACTTTTTTATAGTACTGATTATGGTACAACTTAGCAAACCCTTGATCGCCCCCCTTGCGTATGCTGTTCGCCAGCAGTCCGCTGCTCCCACACTTCCCGCATTCGTTGATATGGGGATCAAGATTGTTAAGGAAAATGGAACACCACCTCCACCTGCAGATTGGCCAGATCCGCGCACGAAGGAATTGATCGATCAGGCGAAAAAGGGAGAGACCACAATCCAGACACCCGAAGGCGACACTGTTCCAAATCCAGCATACTGGGCATACAAGTATATCTACGGAGACGCTAAAACACCTGCTAAATCGGGTCCAGCTTCGTCGTCGAGCTCGTCTGGATCGGGGTCTATAGGCTCGTCAAAGTGCGTGCCGTCCGTTACCCAAGTTCCTGGTGGAGTATCTGAAGTTCGGTGTTTTAATGCGTAACTAACGAACGCTGAACATGAACATGATCTTGTTGGCTGCATACGATTCTATTTTATGATCCAGGTACTTCTCCACCTCATCGTGCTCGTAATCCGCATCCAGCGTAACGATAGTAGGATCGCCGTCCTCATCCGGGAGTTCCCGGTGAATGATCACGAAATTTCCCTCGATATCGTATGCATCGAACGCAGCCCGACGACCCAGATTCGGTCCCATCCCAATTTCAACAGTCTTCCTGATCGTCCAATCATGTACCCACTGGGTTGGACGGTCAAGAGTTGAATACATGTAAGCTCGTTGATGTTCAACTGACCATCGAACGTATATGACATCTCCATCGTTCAAATCTTCAAATTCGGCAATCTGATAATCTTGGTCGCTGTAAGCGCTATTGTTTCGGGGTGCTAGGGGAGGGTCCATTTTGCGGTTCACCGATAGTGAGGAATACAGATTCGTTTTGATCATTATCGCTAAGCGTGATACGAACACGGATATGGACATCGTTCTTTGCGTGGAATTTCCACCTCCCCAATAAAAAAGCCTTACGCTCCCATTCGTGGGCGGAACGTTCAGGGTTAGAACCTTTTTGGTAATACAGTTCTTCAATATCGATTTCGTATACGTCTTCACCCACATACCAACCCAGTGTTTCACCGATTGATACGCCGTCTGGCGCAAATCTGCCATTCATAAATAAGGTCCCGGTATCTGCGAAACACGTGACTTTCACCCTCTCGGGGACTCCGTCAGTTAAGAATGTAACGTCTCCAACGTTGATCAGTCTTCTTCTTGGTTTAAACATGTTCAAATTTAGCCCTAAATAGAACGCCATAATATTATCATACATTTACTTCGTAGTCCATTTTTGTTGTTATATATAAACTATATGAAGTGCTGTTTTTGTATTTGCGTCTACAACAATGAAGAGGGTCTACCTGCTGTTCTCAGGAACATAACGAAACTCCAAACAGTGTTTTCTGACTCTAGAGTGGTAGCAGCATACAGTTCCTCGAATGATGCATCGCTGTCTATTCTCCAGGCACATGGTGTCGAAATCATTATAGTTCCTCCTTACCGCCAAAAAACCCATCTCACATTCTCAACTGCAAAAGTCGTAAAACCAACAATTGCGAATCGCACGGCTAGAATCGCCGAAGCTCGCAACTGTCTCCTCCAACACATTCGCCAGTCATATAGTCACTTCGAGTTTTTCGCAATGATTGACGCCAATAATTACTCGTGTGTCGGAGAGGTAAATCTAGACAGTGTTTCCTCTGTTCTTCAGAGAGATGACTGGGATTCTATCTCGTTTCATAGGGGAGGAGGATACTACGATATGTGGGCTCTCTCCTATTCACCCTATATTTACAGCTTCCAACACTTTACAGAGAAAGATCGTGTTATTGCGGACATGAGAAAACATTTTCACTATGTATTGATGGACTACATCACCAATCGCCCCACCGAATTGATACCAGTGTATTCATCCTTCAACGGGTTTGCCATCTACCGAACTCCCAAGTTTCTGAACTGTAGTTATAGCGATGATATTCATACCGAATGGATGCCTGATTTCAAGGAACAGGTACAGATGTATGGACCCCCTCTTCGCAAATTTACTGGAGACTGCGAACACCGTAAATTTCATCTTGAAGCTATACGGAAAAACGGTGCACGTATACGTATATGTACTCAACCTGTTTTCCAGAAACTTGAGAATCCTCCCGAAGGGCTACAAGGACCCGCCTAACAATTTAATTTAATGAACTAGAGTCGGGTCAGCTTTGATATGGAACACAAGTCGCTGTTTCCAGGATGCCTTCTGCATGTCCAGGAAATACCGAATAACCACGGGGGTCCCTGGAAGAATATCGTTGTGACACGTGATCATTCGTGACCAGTCAGATACCCATACACGGGTAGGCGACACGACAATGCCGGGAGTGTTTTCCGGTCGGCGCTGAAGAATGTCCAGGAACGCTAAGTCCCGAGCGTGCTTCTTCGCAAATTTCTGGAGCCGATTGCAGTCGTCTTTGGCGTTCGGGACAGTCATACCTTTCATTGCCATCTGGTTCACGACATCAGCCCACCGACGGATAGGAGAGGACCCGTGGCAGTACCGAGTCTGGAATCCCCAATGCTGGACTTTCGGAGACGTGTGTTCGTATGTTGCTGCCGCATAGGCAAACATCCGAGCATTCAGGCTCAGCTGGGCATACTTCTCCAGCTTCTCGACATCGGGGGCGGAGTGGTGACGAAGTAGACCCTTGCCCAGTTTCACGAGTTCTTCAGCCATCGTCTTATTGTAGAATATCATGAGTTCCGCCACCCAGTCATGGGGATCCAGGAGCGGGCGACCAGCCAGATGCTCGCAGATGGAGCGTAGGAGAGGCATAGATATCTCGGTGGCTAGTCGGCAGCTATCGTAAGTATACGATGCCTTGTTGATGATCGTGACCTCCTTGAAATATGGATCCCGGACATACCCGTCCCAATTGAAGATCAAAGCATACCCCAACCTCCTCTCTCCAGGCAAGAGCGACATCTTGTGTTCAACTGTCTTGGGAAACATGCTCCTTACCGGAACTCCGCCGTCGTACAGAGACTGACCAATGTTTTGGGCATGGGACATCCACGGATTTTCCGCTACCCACTCGGCGACATCCGCAATCGTGATCGCAACCTTGGTCATCCCCGCCTCTTCCCAGACAGAGATACAATCGTCAATATCCTGGCATCCCGGCGGATCAATATTGATCGTGGGAACGTCGAGGACGGGACGGAAGAAGAAGGACGATGGCTCTTTCGTCTCGGGGATCTTGGTCCAATAATCGGGAGAATACGCCACGTGAATCGCCTTCCTTTCGGCTAGTGGATCACCACATGCTCCCACGATTTCAACAATCTGTCCACGTGGCAGTTTATCGTCATTGATCTTTTCGGCAATGACCAGGATATTCCGTTTCAGATCACGGTGGGTGGATGCCACGATCATCTGAGGGAATACACTGTTCAAGGGACTAAATAGGTACATTGGAACGTTTCGGGATGTGAGTCCATACCTCGTTTTGTTGGTGAGTTGGAGGACACCGGCGATGCGAGACATTCTGGTGCTGGTTGGTTGGTTGCCCCCTCTTTACTGCCACGGGTCTACATTCGTTTTTATGGAGTTAGCGTTAGCGTGGGGGCATTTGTTGCACGGGGCGGCAGCAGGTACAGAGGCTTGGGTTGACATCACGTAGTAAGCAATTGCTGCCAGCAAAACAAGCCCAAGTATCCAGAAAATCATTATTGTTTTCAGGTAAGACGATTTATACATAAAATAAATGGGCATACCCTTCTATTTCGTCAGTCTTATCAAAGCTCATAAAAATATTGTATCCAGGGTCAGAGCCAAACTCCAGCCCGATATCCTTGCGGTCGATTTCAATTGTCTGATTCACAATTACATGGACGATGCCCGCCCGATTGAAAGCGTCGTAGAAGCACTCATAAAACTCCTAGACGAAACATGCCAGTCCAAACTTCTCTACATTGCGATGGATGGACTCGTTCCTTACGGCAAGATCGTGCAGCAGCGATACCGCCGTTTCCGCATTTCTGAACCTGGGGTCTTTGATCGTAACCAGATTTCCCCGGGGACGCCGTATATGAAGGAGCTGGACCAGGCTGTTCGGGCTCGTCTGCCCCATGCCATCATTTCATCCACCGAAGTCCCAGGTGAAGGGGAACACAAACTCTTTGAATGGATCAAGACCCTACCTGCCCCCCAGCGCCAGAATGTCGTGATCTATGGTCTTGATGCCGATCTCATTCTTCTCTCGCTCTCCCAGACCGCTCTTTGTTCTCAACTGTGGCTACTTCGAGAGAACCAGAGTTTCCAATCAAAGACGGACGGTTATTCAGTCCTATCTATCCATGCACTTGCCAGTGTTCTTCCCATTCCAGCCCACCGCTATGTTGCGCTCTGCGTCCTCTGTTTCGGCAATGATTTCATGCCTGCGATCGGGATGTTTTCCTTGCGTGAAGGCGGGCACGAACGGGCGCTAGAGTGTTACCTCCAAGCAGGGTCACCAAACTTGATGACCGCTGCTGGTCGTCAAGCATTCCTGCGGACAGCTGCGACGCAGGAACTGAAATTTTATAAACAGAAAGTCGGAGCACGGGAGAACCCCGACGAACGGGCGATCTTTTCTCACGACGCCCAGCATTTCGAGAAGCGGTATAACCTCCACCTTCTGGATGGAGTCACGGATACCCAATATCTTGTACATGCGTTCTGGAAGACGTTTCATTGGACACTGCACTACTTCTGCGAGAACGAATGTCTGGATTGGAACTGGGTATACCCTTACGCCGAAGCCCCCCTGATCTCCCAACTTGTGCGATACGAAGAAGTCCAAACCGTATGGACTGCGAAACCTCCAGCGTTCACTATCACTCGGCAACTACAATTCATTCTTCCCCAAAAGTCGTTGCGAACGACACATAAGCGTGTCCTGTTTCCCGATGAGTGTTACAACGAGGAAACAGATATGCGTATTCCATGGATGCGAAGGTATGCGTGGGAATGTGATCCCCGTATGTCCCTGCCTCTCCCTAGCGAAGAGCTGACCTCGGTCCAATCTTTCCAATATTGCGAAACGTAAACGTGCTGGAAGGATTCAAGCGAGGCATAAATATCCCGCTCGATGATAGGGCAGAAGTAGGGTTAGATAGAGGCGAAACGTTAATATCTGAAAAGACTGCGAGATCTGACCACCGAAACGACCGTTTAGACCAGTAGTTATCTTCAACGGTGTTCAGCTCTCGTAGTTTTGGGACCATAGAAATACCAGCCATGGTCATATTCCGCATCCAGTCATTGCGGATATACGCCAAATATTCCCGGCGGCGGGCGGCTGCCATATCTTCGGGTAAGAATACCGCAAGCTCAGCCATGCTGTCTGCAAACGAGTAAACTCGCCCTTGCTTGCGGGCATTCACGGAATTGTGGGCTCGCATAACAAATTCCAGCACTCCTCGGCGACTTGATTTCCATCCTGGACGCATAAGCGTATACGCCGCAATGGTATCTGTGAAGTGCTGCATACAGCTCGGACACAGGATCGTTGCAGTGAACGATAAGAGCCATCGTGAGAACATTTCTTGTTCAAGATCCGACGGGTTGTCAGGGTATAACGCAGAGATGGAATGCAGAGTCGCCCATCCGAGTGGTCCCCATCCTTTTGTCATTTTACTCTATTATACTGGGCGATCAAGAAAGAAGTCCAGCACCGACCGAGTCGGCATACAGTGTGCGAAGGACCGCCGGTGGGATATTCTTCTTCTCTGCTGAAATAATTTTCTTCTCGATTAGCCGCTTGCGGATCGTTCCAATATCGGTCTTTGCCGCCTTGGAACGGGCTGTCTTCCTCGCCTTCTCAATTCCTCCTTCCATCATAAGTTTTACCGAGCGCTTGCGAGTAGGAGGAGCCTTGGACGGGTTCTTGCTCGGGTGGATCTTAGCCGTCTTGCGCAGGATTCCACGAGGAAATGTCTTTGTGCTGCGCTTACGACGTCCACCGACAGGGGCTCCCGGTCCGCTCGGCATAGCTCCACGGGGATTAAGGGGGTGCTGGATCTGATACACCTTAGCCAACTTATCTTCCCCGTTAAATGCGGGATCAGTTGCCTCATTGATGATATCGCCACCACCAATCTTCGTGACCTTGTATTTATTGGGGTCCGGAGCCATTCTTCCTCTTCTTATAGAAAACGGATAAAATGTCTTACGGCGAAGGTGTCTCTCAAGAACAGGATGGACGCTATCCGAGCATATTTCAAGCAGGGTATTTCTCGTTTCTCGGAGTCGCAGATCGAACCGTATGAGGATTTCCTTCGCAACAAACTCCCGCTGATTCTTCGTTCCACCCCTCCCATCGTGGTGTGGCACGACCAGGACGAAGCGACGAAGAAGTACAAGTATGAGTTTCGGCTGTCGTTTGACAATGTCTCGTATCTCAAGCCCCGTATCCAGGAAGCTACGGGTCGCCTGAAGCAGATGCTCCCGTGCGAGGCTCGCATCCGTAACTTCACGTATGCTGCCCAAATGTTTGTGGATATCCGTCTGAAGGTTAGGTCTTATTCCGGTGCCGAACTCACCGAGTTCAAGGAGGAGACCAAGTTGTTCGAGGGCATTTCGCTCGGAAAGATCCCGGTGATGCTGGGGTCGTCTCTGTGTGTTCTCAAGGATTACCCAATGACGATGGAGGAGCTGGGGGAGTGCCCGCAGGATCCCCTGGGTTACTTTATCGTGCACGGCGGTGAGCGTGTGATTCTGTCACAGGAGAAGGTGGCAGATAACCGTGTCATGGTCTTCCTCAACAAGAAGGCGACCACGAAGCACTCACACTCGGTCGAGATGAAGTCGCTGCACGAGAGCTTTACCCTCCCTCCCAAGAAGCTGGAGATCCGTGTCTCCGCCAAGTTCAACGGGCTCGGTTACCCTCTCTCGATCTGTATTCCCCGCTTCCGTGAAGATATTCCGATCATGGTCTTCTTCCGCTGCCTCGGGATTACGAAGGACAAGGAGGTCCACCGTCTCCTGAACGTCGATGATACAGATTACCTGGCGGCGTCCTTCAAGGAGTGTGCCGATATTGGGGTGTTCACACAGCAGGAGGCGATCGAATACCTCTCTCACCATCTCCAGTATCCTCCGGCTGTGGAGGACAAGACCCCGCACGTCAAAGCCCTGCTTCTGACCGAGTTCCTGCCGCATGTGACTCTGGCTGGCGAGAAGCTGGAACCCGAAGTCTTGGTCGCCCGTAAGGTCAAGATCATTGCGAGCATGGTCAAGAAGCTGTTGGATACAGCGAGCGGCAAGATCCCCCAGGATGACCGGGACGCTTACCCCAACAAGCGTGTCGTGACCACGGGTGCTCTCCTGACGCACCTGTTCCGCCAGCTGTTCCAGAAGGTCTGCAAGGATATCCGGTCTAAGTTCGTCCACGAGATCAACAACGATAACTGGAAGCGGTCGGGCAAGCCGCTGGATGTCCTGGTGCTCTCCAACCTCTACAAGATCCTCAAGGTCTCGTCTATCGAGGGCAAGCTGAAGCAGGCGCTCGCTACCGGCAACTTCACTGTCCAGGGTCTCGGGACGTCCGGGTCTACCTCCCTCTCCAACGCCACCAAGTCAGGTGTCTCCCAGGTCCTCAACCGCCTGTCGTATAACGCCACGCTCTCGCACATCCGCCGTATCCAGACGCCGGTGGAGAAGTCGGGCAAGCTCCTGGCTCCCCGTAAGCTGAACGGGTCATCGTGGGGCTTCGTGTGCCCGGTAGAGACGCCAGAGGGTCATTCGGTCGGCATTGTGAAGACGATGAGCCTGATGTCCACCGTATCCACCCACGTTCCCTCGTTCGTGGTCCTGAACCTTCTCAAGGAGATTCCAGGCGTGGATTGGGTAGAGAATGTATGGTCGACTGGTCAAGTCGCAATCCTGGTCAACGGCGTGATCGTGGCATACACGAACAACCCATCCGCTGTCCACTCCCAGCTGAAGACTGCGAAGCATACTGGGGCGATTCATCCCCACATCTCCGTCGCCTGGAATATCATGGCGAATCGTATCCTGATTGAGACCGACGCCGGTCGCCTCGTCCGTCCGATCTTCCGAGTCGTAGACGGTAAGCTGATTCCTCCGCCCGCATCGGATGTATGGGACGACTGGGTGCGATCGTGCGTAGAGTATGTCGATGCCAACGAATCCGAGGTCATCCGTATCGCAATGTTCCCCAACGAGATCGATGGACATACCCACTGCGAGATTCATCCGCACATGATTCTCGGTCACATGGCGGCGATCATCCCTCTGTCGAATCACAATCAGTCGCCTCGTAACGCTTACCAGTCAGCCATGGCGAAGCAGGCGATGACTCTGTATGCCTCGAACTACCACAAGCGCCTCGACAAGAACGCTTACCTCCTCGCCTCTCCCCAGCGCCCGATCGTGGAGACGCAGATTATGAGTATCTTGAACATGCACAAGATGCCGAGCGGGTGCAATGCCATCGTGGCGATCGCCTGTTACTCGGGATACAATCAGGAGGATTCCGTGATCCTCAATCGTGCCTCCCTGAAGCGTGGATTCATGCGGGGATACTACTACACCGTCTACAAGGACGAGGAGCACCGGAATGTGGCGAGCGGGCGTGAGGAGCGGTTCTCCAAGGCTCGTCACGAGAATACGAAGGGATACAAGAACACGTCCTACCATGCTATCCAGGAGAACGGTATTCCTATCAAGAATGCCGTTGTCCAGGAGAACGATGTGGTGATTGGCAAGGTGGTGAACATGCGCAGCGACCCGCACGGATACCTCTACCGTGATCTCTCGACTACCCACAAGAACTCCGAGCCCGCCCGTATTGACGGTGTGTGGCAGGATAAGAACTCGGACGGGTATCCGTTCGTCAAGGTCCGGGTTGTTGCCGAGCGGACTCCCCAGATCGGCGATAAGTTCGCTTCTCGGGCTGGGCAGAAGGGTACGTGCGGAATGATCCTGGACGAGTGCGATATGCCCTTCACGGCTTCGGGTCTGCGTCCCGATATTATCATGAACCCTCACGCCATTCCGTCTCGCATGACCATCGCACAGCTTCTGGAGACGATGTACAGCCGTATCGGCGTGCGAACGGGCAATCTGGGCGATGGCACGCCCTACTCCCATCTTGGAATGGAAGATCTCAAGGTTCACATGCGCAACCTCGGATTGCATCCGTACGGCAATGAGATCATGTATAATGGTCAGACAGGTGAGATGATGGAGGTGGAAATCTTCCTGGGGACCACGCATTACCAGCGTCTCAAGCACATGGTGATTGACAAGTGCCATTCCCGTGGTCGTGGTCCGATTGTGTCCCTGACTCGCCAGCCGTGCGAGGGTCGGGCACGTGACGGTGGTCTGCGTGTCGGTGAGATGGAGCGTGACTGTTTCATCTCGCACGGTGCCGCAGTATTCACCAAGGAGCGGCTGATGGATGTCAGTGATCCGTTCAGTGCTGGGGTGTGCACAGGCTGCGGGTCTCTCGCTACAATCAATGAGAAGGATCGTCTCTATGAGTGTAGGTCGTGTGGTGCCAAGGCTGGTCTGGAAGATAAGACCATTCCTTATGCAGTGAAATTGTGGCTACAAGAGTTGGAGGCGATGCACATCTCGCCTAGAATGATTTCGCCCGCTTAGTCTGGCGACGATTATGACGGCGACGACGTCCCGCCACCTTTTTGGTATGACGACGACGGCGACCGGCAGTTTTTGGCTTGCCGGAGACAAGAGACATAAGTCCACTGACGGCATCGCCAAGGGTTGCGTCGGACGTGGGTAGGGGAGGGGCAGACCGCAGAGCAGCCAGGGACGCCCGGCGGCGGCGAACAGGGGGGATGGACAGAGCCGCACGGACTTCGGGCTTCAGTTCACGCTTCATGGAATCCAGCTCGGCGTCCAGGAGAGCAATCGCTTGCCGCTCCTTTTCCATGTCTGCCATGAGCTCCTTGAACTTAGAGTCCGTCACGATGGGCTTGATCGCCTCCCAGATCGTCTTGCCGTCCAGAGACATGAGGTTGCGCCCACCCTCAATCAGCTTCTCACGCAGGATGTAGACGATGTAGACACAAAAGAGAGCTACACCTGTCTGCCCCGCAATGACACCGCTTCCAGCCGCAACCTGTGCAGAAAACTCAAGAGCTGACAGGGTGTTGGTGAACATCGTTCCAAAGGTAGGCATGGCAGCGGACACACTGATCAGTCCGTTGACCACGGCTGTTCGTAGACCCTCGTTCACTCCTACGATCACTGCCCCACCAGCCGAAGCCCACTTGAGGGCTGCTACAATATCCACTGGCTTGGACTCAGCCTCAGCAGCCTTGGCTTCAATAGCCGCCGCCATATCTGATGTTATCTTATCGACCGTGGTGGCGCCACGACGGCACTGAGACGTAAAGAACTTTGCGATAGCACCTCCTAGTTCACGGAATCCACCACCGACCTTCCGGAAACGCCGCCGGCGACCGCCTGTTGCCCCTGACTCTGGGACACCAAGACCTACAATAGTTTCGGACATGACATCTGCCAGTTCAGGGTCACACCCCCCGCTGTAGACTCCCGCAATTGTCGTTAAAACTTCATCCGCCGACGCTGGGACTCCTGCCTTTGCGGCTGAACCGTATTTGTGTAGCAGGGTCACCAGCCACTCTGGTCGATCGCCAGACGGAATTTGGATACCTTTGGATTTGGCCATATCGATAAGAGCGGACACCGCCGACTGACCAGAAGAAGACATTATTCATACCCGAGAACAAAATTAATCAAGAAGAGATTGTGTATATATAATTTGAACCGGTGGCACTATCAAATGCTACAAACGAAAGCTTGTTCTGACTGCTAATGACTGGCGAAGTCCTTATAGTTCCTGGAGTATTGTACTGAAACAGGTTCGGTCCAGCAGTAGTGAACGCAACTGGCATGGACGAGGTCGGAGGAGTAGAATACCGATACACTGTATCGGGGGCGCATACATACAAAGATCCTCCTCCGTCGATGACTGGTGTTATGGTGCTTAGGACATTACTCTCAAAGGATCTCCAGAAACTACCCACGTTTCCTCCCGCTGAATCAACGTATGCTCCAGGAACACCAAGGAATCCACCAGCAGCATACAGGATCCCGCTTGTTGTTGTGAAATACAACCAAGTCGTGCCTTGGAAATCGGTGAATAACACAGGAGATGACCGGAGCGTTCCGATTCCAGATAAGGTTAAAACCGTATCTGCCCCTCCTCCGAATCGGGTAGGGGTCTTGTTGATTATGTGTACTGTATTGGAGGCAAATGTTGCCAATAGATTACCAGCCATAGACGGAGCATTGCATATAGGCAGGGTCCCAGTTGGATATGTCCAATAATTCGATCCAGTTATTGCACTGTAGGATACCAAGTTTCCTCCCAGAGTTCCGGCAAATACAGATACGCCGTCAGTCACCAAAGAACTCTTGAACTGATCTCCTACTAGAGTATTGCTCCACACTGGATTCCACGATGTAGTGTCAAGAGCAATTATGGTGTTCCCGTAGGCAGCAATAAGCTGGGATTGAGTATCTAGGAACAATGGAGCCCCCGCAACCTGCTGGGTAAAATTTCTGCTGTATCGGACACTTCCATTCTGATCTATAACTTTCAATAGTTTGGAATCAGTGATGAAAGCTACCAGACCTGTAAAGGAAACAACGACAGGTGTAGACACCGTTGAGCCCTGCGGATATTGGTAGAGAAGTTTTGGGAATATCGTGCCACCAGAGGTGTTAAGAACATTGAGAGTGCCAGACCGTGTCATGAAATAGAGGTATCCCTGTGGACCAAACGACATTGGAAAGGAGGAGGTTTGAAAAGAAAGGTCCAGGATACTTGTTGAACTGGCAGAGACACGCAAGGATGACAACACCCCTGTGCTCACAAACAATTTTGTGGATTGTGAGGTCGGTGTTTCCACGGGGTAGATTGGGGCAACTGGTGTAGGTGGAGGTTGAGGCGGGTTCGGATTTACCCGTCCAGGTGTTATTGTAGGACACAGAATCGTGACAGTATTGATACACGAATACCGAACTTGTCCAGGTCCGTCTCCAGGAGAGGGACGTTTTACCGCAACTCTTTGTGGGTAAGCGAATGACCAATACTCGGTAGGATTGAACGGCACTACCGATTTCTTACAGTATCCTGGAGCCGGGAGACCACAATTCGGGAAAAACGGCGATGGAACGGGGGCTGCAATTGGGGACCGCACAAATACATTGAATGTTACCTTTGTGAAGAGCTGGGCGCCAAACGGATCTAGGCTTGTAATATACAGAGCCCCCTGTGGATCCACTGCGATTTGATTGGGATTGATGAACTGGTAGTCCTGAGCAAAACTTGATACAGTGTTACTGCCTCCACCTGCAATAATGATACTTGTATTTTTAACGATGTTGTAGAGATATACTCCTGGAAAAGCCGATCTGGTCTGAGTATACAGAATATTGGTTGGTGTCAATACCGCAAGACTGGTTATTGTGCTTTCTGGGGCGGCGGCCGTGGCAGCCTGAAGGGTGTTTTGTCCGGATGTGAAATCAAAGTAGTAAATATTTCCAGTGTAACTGTCGGCTGTATAAATGCGTGTTTCATCTTCACTCAGGACAAGTCCAGTAAAGATTGAATTCGAACCGGGTGGTTGCTGAAAAACTAAGTTTACCTGTCCCTGACCGTAATTGTCTACAGTAGAGATCGCATTGCCGTTTGCACTAATGAAATATACAGTGTTCTGTGAATTAATAGCGACTCCACCGGTGTTTGAACCGAATGCTGGGATGTTCTTTATATTTCCTGATGATCCCAGCGGGATCCGAAGAAACTGTGCGTCAGACGGTGCACTCAGAAAAAGATACTTCCCCGCCGGATCGGTTGTTAAGGAAGTAATCGTTCCACTCAGGGTCCCAGTATACCCTGTGATAGTGACTGGGGTTACACTACTTGAGCTCTCGTCATATTTGTAGACACGACCATTTGACGTTCCGAAATAGAAGTTGTTAAAGTAATATCCGAATCCAAATGAGGATGGCGCCAGGCACATGGCTGAAATTTTGTCTCCGTTTAGAGCCGTCTGTAGATTCAGTGAATACTCGACGGTGGCTCCGCTCATTATACTGGACACGGAGAATTACACGTAGGGCTTCACGAGAAGTAGTGAGATGGCATCGTGGATAACGGCTCCCCAGTACGCTTCATACCACGACCTCTCAAATCCCAGAATCATGACCGCAATGACGACAATCGAACGCAGGAACGTGTTGATCAGCACGTTCGAAGTTGGAACGAAGAAGATGTCCATTTCAGTCTAGTAAAGAAAAAAATATTATCGGGACGAACGTATGCGGCGGGGGGAAACCCGCCGTGCCGCTGTCCGCAAGAAAAAAATAATGTCAGTAAGGAGCATAAACAACAATGGGAGGTGGTCTAATGCAGCTCGTCTCGTACGGTGCCCAGGACATCTATATCTCCGGCAACCCCCAGATTACGTTCTGGAAGGTGCTGTACAAGCGCCACACCAACTTCGCCATGGAGGCGATTGAGGTGACGTTCAACGGACAGGCCGACTTCGGTCGCCGTGTCACGGCTGTGATCAGCCGCAACGCTGACCTGATGTACCGCACGTACATCCAGGTGACGCTGCCCCAGATTGCGCTGACGGTCGCCAACACCCGCTTCCGCTGGCTCAACTACGTCGGACACCGCCTGATCAAGCAGGTCGAGATCGAGATCGGCGGCTCGCGCATTGACCGCCAGTACGGCGACTGGATGCAGATCTGGACGCAGCTGACGCAGCCCGTCGGCACCCAGGTGTCGTTCGACGACATGGTTGGCAACTCCGCTGACCTCGTGCTGCTCAAGGACTCGGCTGGTGTTGCGCTGGACGCCACGTGCGCCGCCTCGGAGGCCACCAACTCGTGCTTGTCCCGCGCTGGCTGCCCGCTCAAGACGCTGTACATCCCGCTGCAGTTCTGGTACTGCCGCAACCCTGGTCTGGCTATCCCGCTGATCGCCCTGCAGTACCACGAGGTCCGCATCAACGTCGAGTTCGAGCAGAACTACAACTGCTGCTACGCCGAGGTTGCGTCGCTGACGCCCTCGACGGTCCAGCCGACGGTCACGGGCACGATCAACCTGGGCAACGGTGTGACAGCCGTCTCCCAGCTCCAGCTGGTTGCCGCCTCGCTGTACATTGACTACGTCTACCTCGACACGGAGGAGCGCCGCCGCTTCGCCCAGCAGTCGCACGAGTACCTGATTGACCAGCTCCAGTTCACGGGCGATGAGACCGTCACTGCCTCGTCGAACAAGATCCAGATGAACTTTAACCACCCGGTTAAGGAGCTGATCTGGGTAGTCCAGCGTGACTCGTTCGTTGACTGCAACGCCCCCCCGACGCCGTGGATCCAGGAGGCGTACGGACAGCAGCCCTTCAACTACTCCGACGACTGGTCGACGGAGGGCATTGTGACGGCTGTCCTGGGTCGCGGCGCCCTGGCCACCAACGGTGCGGGCACCCCGGCGACGGGCATCCCGACCTACTCGCTGTCGGCGGGTGCGGGTGCCGGACAGCCCACTGGACAGGGACCGGCGTTCCCTTACCTACCCGGACTGGGCCTCGCCTCGGGTGCCGGACTCTCGACGGGCTCGCAGATCTACGACGGCTCGTCCGGCGAGTCGGACCAGTTCTTCGAGGGCACGACCAACTACCTGCTCGCCAAGGTCATCCTCGCCTCGAACGTCAAGTGCGAGGGCAAGAACCCGGTGGAGGTTGCCAAGGTGCAGCTCAACGGACATGACCGCTTCGACGAGCGCGAGGGACGCTACTTCGACAAGGTGCAGCCGTGGCAGCACCACTCGCGCACGCCGTCGGTGGGCATCAACGTGTACTCGTTTGCCCTGAAGCCCGAGGAGCACCAGCCCAGCGGCACGTGCAACTTCTCGCGCATTGACAAGGCGACGCTCAACCTGACGCTGTCGGTGAACACGGTCCAGTCGGCGCGCACGGCGAAGGTCCGCATCTACGCCGTCAACTACAACGTGCTCCGCGTCATGTCCGGCATGGGCGGTCTGGCCTACTCCAACTAAACAGTTACACGGTGGTGGTGCTGTTTTGTTGTGTGTGGTAGTCCTTGAAACCTAAAAATAATTAAATAATAGTCCTGGCAACAGGACTCAATGCGGTTTGTATACGCAGACTGGATTGAGATTCTATTATAAATGCAGAGAACTATATTTGTAACTGTATCCGATGATAGATCTGGTCGTAAGGGGGGCATATATGGTCAAACGCAGGATAAGGTATTCAAGTTTTTATCAGTAGACAACCCTTCTTTCGGTATAACAGACTATCTCTTCTTGACACTTAACGATATACAGAAAACTGATTTTTATGAGAAAAATCGAAAGATGCTGGATGTAATACCCCCAGATATGAACGGGCGGTGTTACAAACCATACGCAATACTCGAAGGACTTTCTAAGATAAATGACGGGGATTTCTTAATCTACAACGATGTATCTCCGGAATTATGGAAATTTATCGATACAGAACCGAAAATTAAGGAGGGGTATACGCTTGATGTTATTAAAGAACTTTGTACTCATAACGGTGGAATATTAACCCCTGCGATTTTAATGTTTATTGACGGTTACCAGGAAAACTATCATCGGCATGAATGTTATACACTTGATCGATGCATGAAACGTATGAATCTAGAAGAATACAAATATAGTATTCAACACTCAGGTGGAATGATGGTATTACAGAAAACAGATAAATCTGTCAAATTTATAGAAGAATGGCTACACTACAATCTTATTGACGAGTGTGCTAGCTTAGGACCCATAGAGGGGACAACGCATGACTTTTGGGATGAGGAAATGAATATTAAATCCGGTCATAGACACGATCAATCAATCTCTGGTCTGCTCATCAATAAAATGAATAACAAACTTATTATTGCACCCACATATACAGTCTACCCCACATATAATTTTTTATCTTACTGTATTTTTAGGGGACAATACTATTTTATAGATAGTAATCAACCCAAAACAGTAAAAACAATAAAAACCATCTGGAAAAAGGACCCAGAGGTAGTAGTGATTAATCGATGAGCTACTGTTTTAGATACTTTCCAAGTTCCGAGTTAATCTAAACTTGTCTTCCCAGAGATTTACATAGATTCTAATACACTATAATAAACATGTTTCTTATCCCGGAAGAAAACATCGTGGAAATTCTGAACTCCAAGAACATCAAGTTCAGTGGTGTGCTTCATGTAGGCGCTCACGAGTGTGAAGAGTTGGATACATACCAGAAGCTGTTTGGGATTCCTCCACGGCATATGGTATGGATCGATGCACTTCAGGATAAAGTTGATCTAGCAAGAGATCGTGGAATCCCGAATGTTTATTATGCGGTTGTGTCGGATAAAGACGGTGACACCGTGTCCTTTAAACGAACAAATAACGACCAGTCGTCAAGTATTCTGGACTTTGGAACACACTCTCACAACCATCCCTCTATTGTGGTGACTGCTGTAACCCAACACACTACCACAACCATCGATACATTTATGAAGCAGTTTCCTGATTCGAAGCTCTATGACTTTTGGAATTTTGATATTCAGGGGGCAGAGTTGTTGGCTCTTAAAGGTGCCGAAGAGTCCATTAAACATGTCAAGGCGTTGTATCTCGAAGTCAACATTGAGGAGGTGTACAAGGGTTGTGCTCTATTAGGAGAGCTCGATACATACCTTGCAGCCCGTGGGTTTGAGCGTGTGATAACATATATGACACATGCAGGGTGGGGTGATGCTCTTTACGTTAGGAAGTAGGCAGGGTAGCCCCATACTTTCGTCGGATGAGTGCGTGCTCAATATCACGTTGGGGCTTAAGGTTAACTGTATGGGTCAACTGGTGGTCTCCAATCTTGTTGATATATGTAACATTAGGAAAAATAGTCGGAGGTCCCGCAACTACGTAGAGGCGATAATACCAATCGACATCAAGAAGCCAACTGAACGTAGGGTCCAACTGGACATTCTTCAGTGTGCTCCGAATAATAACGGCAGCAGGTCCAGAGACAGTGTTATTTCCCTCCAGAATATATGGGTTCCACGATGGAACGAATGGCGTGCCATCTCCGGGTTCATCTACATGACCACAGGCAATCCACTGCGCCCCTGTCTTGTTCATAAACTCCATGGCATCGGCGATCGCCGTTGGATGTGCAGGGCGCTCATCCATGGCGGCATACTGAATGGTGTCTCCAGTTGCATGCGCCAGGGCATTGTTCCAGTTGCGGCATGGGTTGCCGTAGTTCTCCGCATATCGAACATAGATAAAATCAACACCCCTGCAGTCCAAAGTCTTTACCATGTTTTCGATCACATCATCCTTGCTGTGATCGGAGACAACACATTGAAGGGGGCGGTAGGTTTGCGAGAATACTGCCTCAAGATTCTTCCTTAGCATGTCCGACCCCCTTCCACCACACTCATAGGAGGTAATGAGCATGCTGTGCATTGTTATGAGGAGAATGCGCTAGCATTCTTTAAATAAGAACTACTGAATAGAAATATAGTAATGGATGGGTTTGAGAGAGTGTTTACTCATTCCATTAATGCTTTTGATGCAGCAGGGGGTGTAGACAGTCTATTTGTCGAATTTCGGCACCACAAGGATATATATGGTTTCATCTGTAATGAAGATTCTCCGCCAGACCAGGAAGCGATCGAGATTGCAACACGCATGAACCCCAAGATGGTTGAGTCATACATCAACATACTAAAAACACGAAAGGTATTGGGCTACATAGGTATCGTAAAACATCCGTACCACAACGATCTTGATAGTAGGCACATAATGATGTCTATTATGTGCTTCAATACGATAAAGGACCCTCTAAACCATGTCATCGAAATAGGCGGCGGATTTGGAAACTGGTTATTCCTGAATCAGCACCGGGGTATAAAGAGGTGGAGTATCATAGATCTACCACACGTCGGACGCCTACAGAAGTGGTGTTTATCCAAGCATGCCATAGACCCGAGTATTTACAACATCGTATCAGCATTTGATTATGGTGGCGTAGAGAGTGGAGATTTGGTCATCGGTTCGCACAGCTTAAGCGAGTTCTCGTTTGACACCTTTAAATCATATTTTGATAGGATCATACGAAACAGCAAGTATCTATTTTATGCATTTAATAAGTACAGCCTTTCGAATGAGCTGTTGAGCAAAAAGCTAGAGATGATACACGAAGTATTCTCGCCCCTCATAGATACGTACTCGGAGCAGGGGCACGTTCTAAACGTGCTATACGTCAACCGGGTACGTACACAGGAGTGATCCCATAGGATTTTGCAGCAGATAGCTGCCCACATCTGTGATCACCTGATTTGAATCACTTTCAATCCTTAAACCACGAAACAAGTGAATAAACCTACTGACATCCTTGTTTTTCCACCACACGATATGAAAACTTATTAGAATAGGAATCTTATTCTGCGTTGAAAAATTCATTACGTCTTCCATGACGGATTCTTCGCCGCCTTCTATATCAATCTTTATAAATCCTATATCGGTTACAGCTGCATCCCCAACAACATCTGCAAGAGTAATCGTTTGAATTGCATAGTCGTCTCCTTTATCAGGCATTGTTTTAAGCTGTGACATAGAGTCGTTCAGTACAGAGTTTCTAAACGAATTTGGACCAAAGTAGAGAGTCGTATTTGTGTTATAAAGTGCCCTATCGAAAATTGTATAGTTGGTGCAGCCCGATGCTTCCAGGTTCTCTCGAAGTGGTCCGACCGCCATGCGATCCGCCTCGACACATACTACATTCTTGAAGTGTTTCGATAACCATATTCCGGTAAGTCCGATCCACGCCCCGATATCTATAGCGGTTTTGGAGGGATCTGCCACCTTACGGAAACACTGGAATGTATAGGGTTCCCACGTCGGGAAGTATTCTACCAGCCATTCATGTGTCCGCTTATCATCTGATGTTTTTTCGAAACGATATGTTACACCTTCCTTTAGAACCTCATGCATTATGCTTGTATATGTCTACATGTATTTAAAGCACTTCTGTAATACATTTATAATGCATAAACTCGTAGTGTGTGCTGTTTTCAAGAACGAGTCGCATATATTGTCCGAATGGATACAGCATTATCTCATCCGTGGAATCGATCATATCTATCTTGTGAATGACAACAGTACGGACGACTTTCTACCGATTATCGAGACGTTTGCCGGTAAGGTTACCCTTTTTCATAACGATATCACGACGGGCAGTCTAGGTCGCCAGTCGGAGGTGTATGAAAAATATTTTAGACCCCTGCTCAGCCAGACAACGTGGATGGCGATTCTCGATCTCGACGAGTTCCTCTACAGCCCAACCGGTCACGACATCTACAGTGTAGTTTCACATCACGAATCTGCCTCGCAGATAAAGGTGGACTGGCTCATGTTTGGTAGTAGCGAGCACATGTATCAGCCTATCTCTGTTGTGTCCGGATTCACACGCCGAGCAGAGTTTACCGGAACAGGCGATTTTTATTCGTACAAGTGTATTTTCAAGGCGGCCAACCTAATATCATTTGGTATTCACGAGAGCAGGGTGTCGGGTGAAACGATACGTCTAGTATACTCTGACTCGGCACCGTCTCCACTCGTAATTAACCACTATATCATACAGTCTCGTGACTTTTTCACAAGGGTTAAGGCAGTGCGAGGAGACTGTGATAACTACTACGATGCTATGAAACTAAAGCGTGATCAGGCATATTTTGACCACCACGATAATAACCAGGTCACAGATCTCCGGCTTTTTCAGCAGAATAATGGTAGAATTTCATTTAGTAGTTCCCTAGGAAGCACAGATGATGTAACCCTTGTCATCACCTCATGTAACCGACCAGCACTACTTGACCAAACGCTAGAATCATTTGTACAAATGAATCGGTATCCGATTGCGGTAACGTACTTGATTGATGATTCGGGGGTTGTTGGGTGTAATGACGCAGTTGTTGCGAAGTATACTGACAAACTCAACATACGGTCCATCTACAATACAAAGAATATCGGGCAGGTGGAGTCAATCGACAAAGTATATTCATATGTACGCACAAAGTGGATTTTCCACTGCGAGGAAGACTGGAAGTTCTTGAAACCACGGTTCATTGAGAAATCAATGCAGGTGTTTGCCGAGAACCCAAACGAAAAGATATTTACCGTTTGGCTGCGACCTCACTCGAGTACATCAGATCACCCGATCGTTAAAGATAATCGCAATCGCGGATACTACGAAATGATGAGGAATTTTTCATATATCAGTCGGGGTATTCAGTATATATGGAGCGGTGTGACATTTAATCCGGGTCTACGGAAAACTGCAGACTGTCTACTATTTCATCCGTACAGCCTGCGCCTTGAGAAAACAGTATTGCGAGACAAAACCTTCATTGACGAGTATATCGTAAGCTCTGCCTACCGGAATAATGGATACTACTCAATGATTCTTGCTGACCCGGAAGGACATGTTGATCACATCGGTTGGAATCATCATATACCCCGGGTTTGGGACTGATTACTATAATTAAAAACAATAAACAATATGCCTTACTCTAAGAATCTAACATGGCCGGATGTATCCCTCTTTCCTCCAACCGATAAAAACGTGTGGATAGTCGTTGATCATCCATTACAGATCCGGGATGAAGGTGTCACCATGATTGGATTACAGTCCGAACCTCACGCAATAATCCCAAAATTACGTCAGCTGTTTATTGACAATCACAAGAACTTTGACGTGATACTGACGTATGATGATGAAGTTCTCAAGGCGTGTCCGAACGCTCGATACTGTCCGCTTACAAACTCATGGATATCTCCATCCACCTATAACAACATCGATGTTTCACGAAAGCAGCGAAATATCTCATGTTTAACGGGTCAAAAAAGGAAAACGGCAGGACATGAATTCAGGATTAAACTGTATATGAACCAATCCCTCCTATTTTCTCCGGTTACATGGTTTAGATCGTCCAAGTGCAATATACTTCCTGCAATAGGGAACAATCCGATTATAGGACATAGCAAGGATCCGCTTTTCTTAGACTACCAATTTTCTATCGCTATTGAAAACTCCCGCCAGCCTAATTATTTCACTGAGAAACTTCTAGACTGTCTCATTACAAAAACTATTCCAATCTACTGGGGATGTCCGAATATCTCGAATTGGTTTGATACTCGTGGCTGGATTATACTTGAAACAACCAGTATCGACGAATTCAAACTAAAGTGTTCTCGACTACCAGAGTATTCTCGCTTTATCAATGTTATCAACGAAAACTATGAACGGGCAAAGCAGTATGCAAATTACGAAGCAAATATTCAGCGAGTCATGAATTTTGGTGTTTGAATCTGTGGGAGATTGCCAATGACAGATGTAATAGTATACGGCTGGCGTATTGATGACTCTGTCCTCTCAAACATGTGTCCGTAATCAGTTTCCCTGGTTTCGATATCACTGAACCCAGGAACCTGATCTGCCAAAAAGGGGGTCACCACCTTCACACGAAACTTATTGAAGAGATAGACATCGATCTGGGGTTCTTTTGTTTGTTTCCATTCAATCATCCGATCATATGCCGATGCGTTGTACAGAATCCAATGTGTTGTGAATCCGTGTGGAAGATCGTATACTTTCACATTCTGGGTAGATAAGAGTTGATTGTATGTAGCACCCTTATACGCCGCCGATGTGGCTCCAAGAACAATGTCCCATTGATCCGGATACAAGGATAGCTTGTAGGACACCTCGTTCCAAAGTTCTTTTATAGCACGGGGGTGGCGATTCCGTGGTTTACAATCATCTTCCCACACAAGAACAGAGGGATCTCCCCGTTCTTTTGCGGACTCCACAACTTTAATATGAGAGAGCGCACATCCAATCCAACCAGGGCTTGCCTGTACTGCGGATACACGTTTTAGATCAAACGCTCCCTTCCACGCAGCCTGTAGATTCTCCCAACGGTCAGGACGAGAATCAAGATTGATAACGTATGGCGACGTCATTGCTATTTACTCCTATATATCAGCTTTACATAAAATGGTTGTTGTTACTCCGTATTTAATGGGTGGACTAGGAAACTGGCTATTTCAAGCAGCATTTGCTCGTTTGCTTGGAGGAGATAAAGCAGTTCTATCAACTCATCAGTGCTCTAGGTCTCCACATTCTACAATTGATTATCTACAGACGATTCTAGCTCGGTATCCACAAACAGATGCTCGGGATATAAAATTTAATATAGTGAAGGAGAATGAGGTTATGGAACTACTTGATATACCAAAAGTAATGAAAGCGGCTGAGAACCTAGACTTACTCCTATACGGATATTTTCATTATTACAACTATATTCCAGAGAATTTTGGAGATCTACTAAACTATAAGAACCCCTCTCTTCTTTTAAAATATCCAGATATCGGTGAAACATGTTTCATACATATTCGTGGAGGAGACTACGTAGGAAGCCCTCTTCATGATGTAGGTCTTTCGTCACGATACTATTCATCGTGTATCGAGTTTATGAAAAAGCGTGGTATTACTCGATTCACAGTGTTCACCAATGACAGAAACTACTGTGCCGGACAAAAATATCTGGATGATATCCGTTACACGATTATTGACGAGAACGAGTTGGATACATTATATCTTATGACAGAGTGCAAGGCTGGAATAACCGCAAACTCATCGTTCTCGTGGTGGGGAGCTTATCTTAACCGGGATAGGACACTATGTGTACCCTCAAAATGGTTCAATAATCCTGCTATGAACATCGGGGGTTATTTCTTCCCCGGTTGTTTTATCCACCAAGTGTAATATGCGAGGCGTGGTCATGATGACAAGCTGTTATGCATCCAATCGCCCAGATAAACTTGATTGGTTGAAGGATTTGCCTACAAACATAGACTATGTAATTATCCGTGGAAATACAGAGCTCGCCACAGAGTATGAATTTCAACGAGAAACTCACCAATGCGTGCTTCGGTGTTCAGATACGTACGCAGGTCTTCCTGAAAAGATTAGAGCCGGGTTTAGATTTGTATACAAGGAATTTAATCCCGATTTCATTATCAAGGTTGACGACGATGTTGTTGTTAACGTTCCAAAATTGCTTGAATTTATAGAGTCAAATACAGGAGACTATGTTGGAGTGGCAACATCTTGTCGTGGTTATGCATATTGCGGAGGACCGCTCTACTATCTATCTGCTCTGGCACTCAGGTATATGAAAGATATGGATATTACAGGATTAACAGAAGAAGATATATGTGTTGGTCGATGTGCCAATACACACAGCATTCCGATTTACTGCTATAAATTTCATGATTTTGATTATGAAAAACGTCATGAGCTTATAGCTTATCATGATCATAACCGGATTCTATTTCCTGATCCGGTTGTCCCCCCACTAGTCTTACTTCCCAACCCGATAACTTCAGAGACAGTCAACCAGACTCCAAGACTGCCAAGACTTCTTATTACCCAGGCTATACGATACAATACATATCGGTAACCCATTTATGGTCGGAATCTATTTTTATGAGTTGTTCAACCCAAAAAAATAGACGCTTGTGTGCGCTGTTTTATGTTTTAGGTGCTGGGATCACTCCATTCGTCCCAACGCTTAGGCCTTGAGAAAATGCACCTTCAGGAACGACTGGAGGTTCAGGTAGGTGACCGTGTCCGTGTCCTTCACCTTCAGCAGGCGGGACAGAACGCCGTCGGGGATGATACGGCGCTTGTTGGAGGGGTCAAAGCACGAGTTCTCCTTGACGTAGGTGGACACGAACTTCGTGACCTCCGTCTGGGAGCGCTGCGAGCCCGCCGGCAGCTTCATGAAGCTGCACAGCTCCGTGGACAGACCACGGGGCTTCAGGAAGGCGTTCTTCGAGCGGCGCAGCTCCCACGCCGTCTTCTCCTCGGGCGTCATGTCGGCGACGTCCTTCTTGACACGGCGCTTCTTGCCAGCCTCCTTGACCTGCTTGGCAGACGCCTTGGCAGCCAGGAGCGTGTCGGCGATGATCTCCTTCAGCTCGTTGGCGACACGGGTGCGCACCTCACGCAGGCGCTCCACGATGCCAGCGATCGAGGCGGGGGCAGCGGACTCCGTCGTCGGGACCACCACCTCCGGGGCAGCGACCGTCGGGACAACGACCTCCGTCTTGGCGGCAGGCGCCTTGCGGGCAGCCTTGACCTTGGGCTCGGCAGCCGGAGCCGGAGCCGGAGCGGGAGCCGCAGCGGCGGCGGGTGCAGGCGCAGCGGCCTTCGCCGCCTTGGGGGCAGCAGCCTTCTTCACGGTCTTCGGGGCCTCGGTGCTCATGTTTGAGTTAGACTGAGACGGCTTTGCGGACATTTCTAACGCGGTTATGTATATACTCCTGTCGGACGGCGTAAATAGGTATGAAGATGAAAATATGAGAAATTCCTTCTCACCTAAGAGTGTGGAGGTGGGTCGCCCTGACCCTTTCCAATTTTGAGGGTTGAAAAATTAGTGAAAATTTGTGTGTTCGCTGCCTTACCTAAACTGCTATGCGTAGAACGAAATCGTTCTAGACATAACTGGTCATTTGTTGCTAAAGGGGGTATTTAATGCGCTTTTTTTTCACGGCTAAAAAGTTGCAGAAACCCTTGAAACTTTAAAAGTCTATCTAGGGGGGGGGGGGGGGGGGGGG